CATGCTTATAAGAAGGATTGGTTAGCTTTGAGCTCTAATCTGGAAGATTTACAAGATAAATACTAATTAAGAGGGATGTATCTGCTACTGGTAGGTATGTCCCTTTTTCTATTTATAATTATGGAGACAAGATATAAGATAATAAGAAACAAGAAAGAACTCAAACGACTTATTGCTTGTTGTATAGCAACTGGTTATGCTTGCTGTGACTATGAAACAAATGCAGAACCCATATACAACAAATCTTTTAAACCAACCATCTTATCAGTATCTTGGATGCCAGGATTTGGTGCTTCTATACCATTAGACCATTTTCAGACTAAAGAGTATACTGCTCCAGGATGGAATTGGAAAAAGATGTTAAGGAAGTTTGGGGAAGAGGTAATCGAAAATTACGATGTAGTTAAGGTTGCCTGGAACTGGAAATTTGATGACCAGATAAATCAGAAGTATAAGATATTCTATAGGGGTACTTGCTTAGATGGTATGCTTGCAAAATACGTACTCAATGAAGAAAAACCACATGACCTAAAATCAATGGTAAGAAGGTATTTGCCAGAATATGGTAATTATGAAAAGCAGGATGCTTTCGATAAGATACCCTGGGATAAAAAAGAATTAGACCCACTTTGCCATTATGGATGTCAAGATACTGATTATACTTTGAGATTAATGCTCTTCTTTGAGAAGAAGTTAATTGACTTGGGAATGTATTCAGTATTTCGTAATTTATTTATGTGTAATTCTCGAGTACTTACTTCCGTAGAGAAAGAAGGATTATATGTAGATACTGAGTTCAATAAAAAGCTTCTGGAAGAATATAAACCAAAGATTGATGCTGCTAGACAAGCAATATATGACTTGCCAAGAGTTAAGAAATTCGAAAAGAGATTTAACCAGGCTAAGATTGATAAGTACATAGAAGCTATCCAAGCAGAACTTGAAGAGTTAGATTATAATGACCCAAAAGACAAACGAAAGATTGCATCAAGGGAACAGAAGATATCTAATATCAAGGCAGGTATATTTACAACTAAAAAGGAACAGGATTTGATAAGACCAATTAACCTTGGTAGTCCAGTTGATTTGCCTGCACTCATGTATTCAAAGCATGGGTTTAATTTTGAGGTAATCAAGGATAATGAATCTGGTAAACCCAGTACGGATGAGGAAACTTTAACTAATCTCAGGCTTAAGGTAGAAAACCCAGAATCACCAAAAGCAATATTCCTTGACAAGTTATTGGAACTTAGAGGGTTAGAGAAAATGTATAAGACTTATATTTACGGATGGTGGGAGAAAGTACAAGATGACTCTCGATTACATGGTAGATATAATATACACGGTACTGACTCTAATAGGTTTAGTTCTGCAGACCCAAACATGCAGCAGATACCAAAGACATCTGTAGACCCCAATATCAAAAAACAATTAGTTGCTCCTCCCGGATATTTATATATGGCATTCGACTACTCTCAAGCAGAGTTAAGAATGATGGCTCACTTATCTGGTGATGAAACTTATCTTGAAGCATTTGCCAAGGGAGTAGATCCTCACCTTGGTATAGCAGCAGCAAAGTATGGAGTACCCATTGAGGAAGCTTCTAAAATATATGAGGATGAATCACACCCAGACCATAAGTTATGGAAGGTAAGGAGAAAGCAAGCTAAACAAATTGCTTTTGGACTTATCTATGGTATTGGTGATGCTCTTCTAGCAGTTAAATTATCTGACCCAAAAGCTGGTATTATAGTTTCGAAAGAAGAAGCTCGTAAGGAAATGGATGAATTCTTTAAGAAACACCCAAAGATACTTAAGTTCAAAGAGAAGCAAGAGAAGTTCTTACGTAAGAATGGGTATTATACCCAATTATTCGGAACTAAGAGAAGATTACCTCAGATATATTCTAACGATAAACAAGAAGTTGCTTATGCTATCCGATTAGGTTTGAATTTCCCTTGTCAGGGTGCTGCAGCAAATATGACAAACTTTGGAGCAATTCTTGTATACTGGTTAATGAGACAAGGGAAATTGCCAATGATGAAAGAAGCTTGTACAGTTCATGATGCTGTTTATATGTATTCTAAGCCACAAGATATAAACACCTGGACAGTATATACTATCTGGAATATTCTACGTAATCCAAGTACAAAGAAATACTTTGGTTTCCAAGTAGATGATGTAACTCTATCAATGGATTTTACAATAGGTAGGTCTATGGCAGAAGAATTACCGTTTATGCCAGGCTATGATTATACTAGAATGTTAAAACCAGACTTTTCAGTAGAAGAGTACATGGAAGAATATCATAAGTTTAAAACCCATAAGATTGGTAATTTTAGTGCAGCTTCCCCCGAGGTATTTATGGAACTATATAAAAAGGAAATCCATAAATATCAACGAGAATATGAAGAATCGAGAAAAGGGTAATATACCAGGATTTAGTAATTACTACATATCCCGTACTGGGAAGTTATATTCGAAATTTACTGGTAATTGGAGATTGGTAAAACCTGCTATGAAAGATAATGGTTATTTATCTAACTCTTTAGTAGGAGATGATGGTAAACGGAAGAATTTCTATAGACATAGGTTAGTGGCTTCCACTTATATACCTAACCCAAACCATTATCCTCAAGTATGCCATAAAGATAATGACCCTGAAAATAATAGAGTAAGTAATCTATATTGGGGAACTGCTAAGATGAACATGGGTCAATGTATAGAAGATAAAAGGTTCTATTTTGTTGGCAAAGAACGAGAACGTAAGGTAAATGTAGAATTATTAATTTCTAGGTACATAGAAGGTATACCAAGAAAGGATATACTAGAAGAATTTGGTATCTCAGTTGGTGTATTGTATAAAATATTACGGTATAATAAACAAATAAAGAAGTATGAAAAAGATTTTGAACGGGCCCACGGTATGGCGAGCTAAATGTCCTTGCTGTGATTGCGAATTTGAATATGATACTAGTGAAACAGAACGAGTATATAATGTTGCTGACAATAGTATCTTTAGAGTAGTACATTGCCCAAATTGTAAAATTAGCTTAAAGCATTCAGATTCAGCAAAAACAACTACCAACTTGAGGAAAGAGGATACTATGTCTACATAAATAATATAAAATTATGAGACTATGACGAATGCGGAAAAAGCAAGGCTAGATGCCAACAGATTATCATCCCTAACATATATGATATCGGCATGCTTGGTATATTCAATAGATGGGCTATTCGATTATCTGGCAAAAGCTAACTTAAAGTTAGCAGGTAGGGATAAAATGTTATTCAATCGAGTAAAAGAACAAATAGGTCAATTGCAAGGCAATCTAAAAATATTAGAGGACTTGGCATTTAACGTAATGGGTAACGATGATGAAGCCAAGTTAGCTTACGAAGATGCTGTTCATATATACTGGGTTACGTTTCTTGTATTAGTAGATAGGGGTGGTTCAGATGAGCTATGCGACTTAAGGTTTAAAGCTTTAGTTGATATAATAGGTAAATATGAATCTCTTCTACACTTACCAGGTTTAGATAGGGCCTACTTTGCAGCATTCGCTCAAGTATCAAAGGCAATTCAAGAAGGCAAATACAGTAAAGAAGATTTTAAAAACCTACTGAAAGTCCATGAAGATAGAACTGAAGAAACTGAAGGTGAAATTTGAGGGTAAATCAATCGAGATAGATATACAAAAGGAATTATCTATCAATGAGAATATTATCAATTCTCAGCTACGAGATTCTCCCTCTAGTTATTATATCTTATGCTCACTGAGAGATAAGTATATAAGGGAAAGGGACTTACTAGCAAGGGAAAAGGAAGAAGCCTATTCCCAAGCTTGGATATATTATAAAGATGCTAACGAGAGATGGAATAACGATTACGTATCTCATAAGGCAAACCTTAATAAGAAGTATGCCTCTATATGCGAAAGATATCTTAAAGCAGTAGAGAAAGCAAATAAGTTCATCAGTATATGTAGAGCTTATGAATCACGCGAAAATATACTAAGAACTATTAATGCAAACCTTAGAAAGGGATAACCTATTGAACTATAAACAATTACTAACTTTTAAAAACAGTATTAGAATATGAATTATTCAATGTCATTTATCTCAACTCTTGTAGCTGAGAAATTCAATCAAGAATTACCGGGATGCCCAACCGAAAATCGGGTACTTATCTTATCACCAAAAGAAGTAAACCAAACCAAATCTGGGCTCATTATCCCGGAGCAAGTAAAAGAGGGAGTACCTCGTAAGGGAGTGGTAGTAAAGAGTGGAGAAATTACAGAGGAATACAAAACCTACCGGGACTTGGTAAAGATTGGTAATATCGTTACCTATGGTTTGTATGCAGGCAAGGAACTTGAATTCCCCACCGATGAATTATCTCCGGCATTGCAACAGCTTTTGGAGAAGAACAATCTTACGGTACTGTCTATGAATGAGATAGTATACTCAGAACCGAACAATCAAAATTAATATTATGATAAAAGACAAGGACAAAAAGAAAAAGAAAGTATCTTCAGAAGGACTTTCTACAAAGGAAAAGATGCTAGCTAGAAAGAAACAGCTAGAGTCTAAGGGAAACGGTAATGGGTTGGTATATCCCAAAGAAGGTACATTGCGTATGAGAATTAAATCTCCAGGCGATGACCAAGAATTGGGAATAGAAATTATCCAATTCTACCTTGGAGGTAATTTGGGTGGAGTTATATCTCCTGCTACTTTCGATGAGCCTTGCCCATTTATGGAAAAGTATCAAGAACTGAAAAATTCTAAAGATGAGGATGACAAGGAACTTGCAAAGAACCTTGTACCAAGAAGAAGGTACGTTATTGGTGGACCAGTATATGCAGATGAAAAGGGTACTAAATTCGACTACGATGGTAAGGATAAGGGAGTTTTAGTACCTCGCTCAGTATATCAAGATATCATTGATCTTTACCTTGATGAAGATGAGGCTGGTGATATGACTGACCCAAGAACTGGGTATGATATCAAAATCATCCGTTCTGGTTCAGGTAAATTGGACACTACCTATTCTGCCCGTGCTTGCAAACCAACTAAGTTGGATAAGAAATACCAAGGTAACGTAGACTTGGAAAACATAGTTCGTTCTCAGATAAAAGACTACGATGAACTTGAGAAACTACTTGCACAGTATCTCAATGAGGACCATGAATCTGATGATGATGAACCTAAAAAGAAGAAAAAGAAAAAGGGTATTCACAAGGACCATTACATGGAAGATGAGGAACCCAAGAAAAAGAAGAAAAAATATAAGTCGGATATTTAAGGGTTAGTAAATATGGTTTCATTCGAAGGTGGTAATTAGATTCGTTCTGTTATCACCTTCTTTAGTTTAAACAGAATACATTATGGCAAAGAAAACAAAGGTAGGTTTAAAAGTACCAACCAAAAATGAGATATTGAAAAAATATGGTGGGATGATTAAGGTAGCATCAGAAACTAAGGAAACAGGTTTATGGTTACCTTCAACATTCTTTGCTCTCAACTATTTATTCGGAGGGGGCATACCCTGGGGAAAATCCATTGAAATTGCTGGAGAAGAATCTTCAGGTAAGTCTCTTATTGCATACAACTTTGCATATTCTACAATTCAACTTGGTGGACACGTAATATGGGTAGATGCCGAACAATCTTGGATGAATTCCTGGGCAGAGATTAATGGTGTAGACCCAACTAAGGTAACTTGCATTAATGATACCCGTATAGAGTACGTATCGGATGCAGTAGCAGACTTAGCAATATACCTTCGTTCTCAGTTAACTAATAATGAACCGATACTCTTAGTAATCGATTCTATTGCTGCTATGGACTGTGCAGATAACATAGATGCTAAAATGGCAGAGGGTAAAGCAGAGATGGGAGGTAGAGCAAAGGCTCTTTATAAATACTTCCGTATCAGGAGTGAACTCTTCTACAAACTCGGAATTTGTCAAATATACATTAACCAATTAAGAACAGCACTCAATGTCGGATTTGGAAAAGATAATACAACCACTACTGGAGGAGCAGCACTCAAGTTTTATGCTTCAATCCGGGCTGCGTTCTATTCTGGTAGAAGCATTACTGTTAAGCAAAAAGGTAAAGAACGAAAAGCAGGCAAACTCGTTACTATTCGACTTATTAAGAATAAAGTGGCTCCTCCAAGACCAACGATCTCTAAATGCCCGGTATACTTCAATCCTAAATTCCATGAAGTCGGCTTTGATAGATGCTTCGGACTCGAAGACGTCTTAGTAGAGAACGACATTATCGAAAAATCCTCAGGTGGGGTTTATAAGTTTAAAGGTAAAACCCTTGCAAGAGGAGAAGAGAAATTCCAAAAGCTTCTTGAGGAAGATGATGACCTTCGTCGTAAGTTACTTCGTAAAGCTGATATTAATACCATCGGTACCACTAGAAAGAAGTTAGAAGCTCTGACTACTAATTATTATCCAGTAGATGGAGTAGAATATGAATCATTTAATGAGTCGGAAGACGAGGAGGAAGACGATGAGTAAGAAAACAATATTATTGATTGATGGGGAGAATATTCTCCATCAATCTTTTCACAAGTTCGAAAAACTTAAGAGTACTGATGGTAAACCAAGTGGGGCAATATTCGGATTTTTCAAATCTCTACATATGTATCTTACAAGGTTCGAACCGGATGAGGTTTATATTTCATTCGATAATGGTCATTCACCAGTAAGGACGAAGTTATTGCCCAATTACAAGGGACATAGAAAAAATATATCTGTAGATTACGAATCATTGCAAAAGCAAAAGGCAATTATAATGAAAATGCTGGGTATGCTAAGAATTAATTATATCTTCGATAAAAAGAAATCTACAGTATATGAAGGAGATGACTTCTTAGCATACCTTGCAATTAAAAAATTCCAATCCGAGAAAATGATACTTATATCATCGGATAAAGACTTTAACCAGTTGCTATCAAATAACCTGAGGATATATAATCCCAGAAAAGATGAGATGATAAGAATGGATAACTGCAAAGAATTATTCGGTTATCATTCTCATGAAACGGTAGAGTACCTTGCAATGGTTGGAGATACTTCCGATGATATACCAGGGTTCCCGGGTATAGGCCCAGTAAAAGCAAGGAAAATCCTTGATGAGGGTAGAATTGAGAAGTTTATTGCCCAGAGTAAGAACAAAGAATATCTTCAAATATGGAAAAGGAATGAACAGTTAATCGACCTTTTCTGGTTTGTAAGACATAATCCATTGGATAAGTTACCAATTAAGTCAAAGAAGAAGTTTAAGTATGAGAAATTCAAAGAACTTTGTATCGAATACTCTTTAGCATCATTTTTGACAAATGAATTTATAAAACCATTTAAAGCATTACATCATGAGTAAGAGAATTATGTTTGTGGGTCCCTCTGGTATAGGGAAAACTACTTTAGCTAAGTATGTAGCTAAGAGAGAAGATCTACCTTTTATTTCTGGTAGTATGTCAGATTTATTACCTGCTACTGAAGGGGTATCACATAATGAAATATTATCCCTCGGTTCGGAGGCAATGTATAAAGCAGATTTTCAACTTCTGAACAAAAGGAATAGGTTATTCAAGGATAGAGAATATTTCGTAACTGATAGGAGTTATGCAGATTTGGCTGCTTATTTTTGGTATAAGCAATCAAGAACTTTACCAGAATGTGAAATGGAACATTTTTTCTGTCAATGTAAGACTTTAATGGAAGATCAATGTGATGTAGCAATCTTCTTACCATTAAATCTAGATACTTATAAGCATTGGTCAATGGAAGATAATGGTAAGAGAATACTTAACAGATTCTTCCAAGTTCAGATATCATCTCTTATGGGGGAATTGCTTGCAAATTGGGAAATACCCACTATTTGTATATCTGAGCTCAATTTAGGTATGAGAACGGAACAAATCAATTACCATTTAGATAGGATATGGGGAAAGAAGTAATAGCAATAGCCTTTTCAGATTTACATATAAACCTATGGGCTAAGTTTAATGAGAACAATCACAGGACCCTGAATAGTTTCAGGGTTTTGTCGATTATACGGAAATTATGTAGAAGGTTTAACTGTCCTGCATTATTTTGTGGAGACTTATTTCATAAGGCCGAAACAATGGACCAAGAATTGGCAGAGATATGTTATAACGAACTAATCGAAGGATTTTGGATATATGCCATATCTGGAAATCATGATATTAAGAAAATAAGTAAGGTTGGTACTAAACCCTTTAGCTGGCTTTATCAAGTAGAGAAGTATGGTATCATGATATTAGATTATGAAAAAACCCAACTATCTTCTACACATAAAGATATTATGGTATATGGGGTTCCTTATATTGATAATAACGTGGGTCTAAGTGAATACTTAAAGAAGTTAGAATTAGATAAAAGTAAAAAGAATATTCTTTTACTACACACCGATTATCCTGGTGCAAAAGATACAGATGGTAGGGAAATAGATTCCGTAGAAAACTTAAATGTGAATGTTCTCAATAAGTTCGATTTAGTATTATGTGGGCATATACACAAACCACAAAGACTATCAAAGAAGGTTTATATGATTGGAGCCCCTAACCATCAAAGGAGAACCGATAGAGATTGTGAATTGGGGTATTGGAAAATCTATGAAGATTTGTCTCTGAAGTTTGTACCTTTGAAAAATTTCCCAAAGTTCATCGATGTAGAAAGGGAAGAGGATATTAAGGATGATGGCAATTATTATACGGTAATCCCTCAAAAAGCTAGTACTCCAGTTAATAACAAACATAAGATTACTAAGCAACTTTCTAAGAAGTCTCTAGCAAAGAGATACCTAAGAGAGAAAGGTATTAAAGATGAGGTTAAAACTAATCTATTAATTGAAACACTTAAAAAGGCTGAGTCATGTTAACGTTCTTAAACTTAGAGGCAGAAGGATTTTGTTCAATAGAATCCTTACACCTACAATTAAACCCAACTTGTACCATACTTATCAAGGCACCAAATGGGAAAGGGAAATCAACTATTCTCTCTGCCTTGGTATGGGCAATATATGGGAAAAACCTAAAGGGTGTTTCTGAGGTAAATACTTGGAAGCAAGTAAGGCCTAAAGATTACAAGGGTACTAAGGTACAAGTATATTTTCAGAAAGATTCTCATACATATAAGATAGTTAGATGTCAAAAGTATGATGAAGTACTTGAGGATGGTGCTAAAGGTAAAGACAGACTTATCTTCATGAAAGATGGGGATATAGTTGATATCAAAGGGAAGGGGAAGATACAGGATTTTATAAACAGAGAGATAGGTTTATCATATACTCTGTTTATGAACTCAATCATGTTTGGTCAGGGTATAAAAAGACTCATACAAGAATCTAATTCTGATAAGAAAAAGATATTCGAAGAAGTATTCGATTTGGAGTTCTTAAACCTTGCTAAAGGCATTGCATTACAAGATAAAAATAACTTGATATCTCAAATAAACGAAGTAGAGCATGAGTCTCAAATGCTTAAGAAAGAATTAGAGGCTAATAAGGAGGCTTACTTCGATATGAGAGATAGAGAAAAATCCTTCAAGCAAAAAATCAAAGAAGAAAGAAGAGAGTTAAAGCAAGATAGAGAAAAGCTAACTAAGCTACTAATTGAAAAACAAAAACAAATCAAGGATGAAGTAGATGCTTCGCTTCAGATAAAGATTAAAAAACAAAATGAACTAATCCTTGATTTGAGGGGTAAGATAAAAGATGCCAAGAATTTATCAAATGTACCTCTTAAGAAAGTAATTAAAGAATTAGTAATACAGTTAGAAGAAGGTCACTACAAACGTGCATTACGTGATGCCAAATCAATATATAAAGCGTTCTCTGACCTTGATAAATACGATAAGGAGTATCAGGAGGCATTAGAAAGGTTGGAAGAACTTAGTAGTGTAAATGATAGGTATAAGAAATTAAAATCAGACTGTGATGATATTGCTTCTGATATTGCTTCTATTGACGAAGACCTGGCTAAGCTCAAGCAAGAAAAGCTTAAGGTCATGTCTCCAAAGTATAAACAAAAACTTAAGGAGATTAGGAAGAATTTACGGAAGGTTGATGAAGACTTTCACAATAAAGAGTTAGAGTTAGAGAATTATAACTGGTTAATTAATGACCCATTGGGTAATAATGGGATTAAGGCTTATCTATTTGATTCATCCCTTGAGTTCTTAAATAAATGCCTTGATAAGTATTCAGAGGTATTGGGATTTAGGATTGAATTTAATATTGATTTGGGCACTGCTAGAAAAGAATTTGTTACTCTTATTGAAAGGGATGGGCAAATAATTGATTATGATGAACTTAGCGGTGGAGAAAAACAATTATGTAATGTTGCAATGGCATTTGCAATGAATGAAGCTCTTACGGCTTCTAAGGGTATTAACTTAGCATTTCTCGATGAGGTATTTGAATCTTTAAGTTCAGATAATGTAGAAGTAGTTACCTCACTAATACGTCACATATTCAAAGAGAAAACTCTATTCTTGATAACCCACTTAGATTCACTTCCTCTTGGTAATACCAAAATTCTGCAAGTGGAAAAGACCCAAGGCCTGAGTAGGTACCAATTACTATAATGGTATATAAAATACAATACACCATTATATTATGAACTCTAAGAATAAAGGAAATCGATTCGAAAGAAAAATTGCCGGGTTTTTTACGAAATGGACCGGGTACAAATTTGAAAGGAATAGAGCAGGGAGTGGAGCTTGGCATTCAAACAAGGACTCCACTTCCGATTTAACCTGTACTGATGAAAGGCATGCTCATAGATGTAAGATATCTATCGAATGCAAGAATTATAAAGAGATTAAGTTTGAACATCTACTCTTAGGTAATAAGGGATGCGATATATTGAAATTCTGGGAACAAGCTTCTAAGGATGCAAAAAGAGCAAATAAAGTTCCCATACTCTGTATGAGATATAATTCAATGCCATCAGAAGAATTTTTCTTTGTAGTTGGAAAGGATTTATCTTCCGTATTCTATAAACCCCTATTCGATAAAGCCAATATTATGGTAATTGATGTACCAAAGATAGATGAGATTCTTTATGTATTCATGGCTAGTGATATATTGAAGAATGTAAACTATAAGTTAGTACATAAACAAGCTAAGTTAATTCTTAAAAACCGGTAACTTATGAAGAAGCATACCCCATACTCATATTGTATATTTTACCTTGAAAGGAAGTACTGTGATAAAATCAATAAAGAACTCAAAGAAAAGGGGTATGACCAAATCAAGGCAATTATTCCTATGGTAAACGTATTAAGAAAAACCACAAAGGGTAAGATGGTATTCGAAGAAGTACCAGTATTATTCAATTATGGTTTTATGAGAATGCCCACTAAATTAGCATTCTCAAGGCCCTTTCTTAATAAGTTACGTAGGAATATATCTGGTATCAGAACTTGGTTACGTAATACCGAGACAATGCACCCAAGAAAGAAAAAGGTAAGGATTGACAATGCAGAAAACTTTGATGATTTCTCTTTAGTGGCTACTTGTAGTAGAAAAGAAGTAAGGCGATTTAAACGTATTGCTAGAGAGAATAAGAAGTTTTCAGTAGATGATTTAGTCAATGTAAAGCCTGGAGATTACTTAGTATTACGGGGTTATCCTTATGAGGGAGTAGATGCTACAGTATTAGAGGTTGACCATCTTTGTAAAAGAGTAAAAGTTCTTATATACCCTGAAATGGGAAGAATGGAAGTATGGTTACCTTTTGACAACGTTATCTATAGTGTATATTTAAATCATGACCCAGATAAGCTTTATGCTAATTCTGGGGAATATGACCCTAATCAGATAACCAATGAAGCAATTGATAGTATAATGAGATATAGGAGAATTTAATATTATGAACGAAGCTCAACAAAAAGCCTGGAGTTGTTTAATTGATAAAGAACAACAATCATTATTCCTTCAACTATCAGAAAGTAAATCTTCATGGGAAGCTGGTGAAATTTTAAAGTTATCTCATTACAAGTATCTTGAAATCCGGGAACGGTCAGAGAAATTCTTTAGGCTATTCTCGGATTTTTTTGAGAAACACACTTCTATTTTTCGACCAGATTGCCCCTGTGAGAGGAATTTCCAAGATTATATGGAGGGATGTTTAGAGAAACGATTAAAAAGAAAAGAAGCAAGCTTATTCACAGGAGACTCAGCTCAATTACTCCCAAAGGTAAACTCTAAAAATATAGAGAGAAACATGAAGAGGTTAAAGGAGTCTGATGATGAATGGGACATAGACACTCTAAGATTAATTCTTGAATTTGATAGGTGGAATAACTTTAGAATACTTCCAAGGATGCTACAACAGCCATCTGCATTTAAAAGGCGGTCGAATAAGAAGGATAAGATATATATCAAGTATCTTCTTAATAGAGTACCGGATTGGATGCACACTAAACTCAAGGAAAGGTTTAGGTATAAAGTAAAACCAGGAAAGAAAAAGTATTGGGTAGCTTTAATATCTGAGGACCTATATACCGATGGTTATCTATTGTTACCAGTAAGACCTTTGGATGAAGTAGTAGATGAATTTAGTAGATTCTACATGTATGTATTTAAAACTAAAGATGATGCTGATACCTTTGGTTTTATGGTATCTAAGTTCATGATTAAAACCGAATCTGTTAAGCTTGGACAAAAATTCTGGCCAGAGTACCGTTGCTGTGTGGAAAGAGCAGTAAACTATAATCAAGTGAACAACATAGAATTCAATATTAAGAAATTGGATATGGCTTATAACACACATATCAAGAGAAAGCCTAAAAAACCTAAATCCACTGCTGCGAACCGAGCAAAAACCTCGGATTTTTATAAAAATAAATAGAGAAATAAGATAAGATTAAATTATTTATTCTTATATTTGCAAAGAAAATAAATGAATACTTAAAATATTAATGATATGGCAAAAAAGAGTAGAAAAGACATGAAAGCTCCATCCAAGGAGAAATCAAATTTCCTTGGTGCTTCTGGGAGAAACATGACTTATAAGGATTTAAAGAGAAAGGCAATAATATTAGGGATGCCTTTCCCTGATGCTTGTTCTGCTGGGGTATTTGACTTATTACATTATATCAATGTATCAGAAGAGAAGCCCGATAAATCGTTAATTGATAAATATGACGATTGGATGGATAAGCAATTAGAAAATATTGGGTATTCGAAAGATGACCCATTAAGAAATTCCAGATTAAGGCTTGGGTTTCTCGGAGAAGAAGGGGAAAATGGGCAAAGAAGAACCAAACGAGTTCCTGGGATAAAGAAACCTCGAGAAAAGAAACCACCAAGAGAGAGGGATGAATTTAATCTTATCAAGGGTACAAAGAAATCTTATGTATTTGAATTAACTGCAAAAGGTTTTGAACTTGATAGAGTTATTCGGAGAATGAAAAAGAAATTCCCCGAAGCAAATGAGAAATCTATCAATCTTTGGTATAGAATGGCAAAGAGGAATATAAATGGTAAAACTAAAGGAAAGTAACAACGGACCCATACGACCAGATAGATATTATATATGGACTTGGAGACCAGATACCACCAATAAGATTGTTACTGAAAAAAAATTATATAGGAAACATCTAACCGGTATACCATACTTTACTAGACACCAAGTAAAGGTTACCTTAGTTTATCTTTATGGTGTAGATGTTCTTCAGTATATCCATATAATATCTGGGAGGAAACTTATAAAACAAGGCATTAGAGAATTATCCGATATGAATGGTAAACTTCTTAAAAAGGGTAGTACTAAATTCTGGTTTAAGGGTAAATTCGTAAAAGCAAGGAAGTTCATAATGCCCGATGAATATCACATAGATAAACACCGACGAAGAAGATTTATGGTACAAATGCACCGAGTCTTTAAGTCTAAAGGAAAAAAGGAATTCAATGAAAGGTACTCAATCAAACTCTATGGACAACGGCAAGGCATATCTCCCAAGTATACAAGGCAAAAGAGATTACAAATCAATCTTGCTATCCTACAGGATTTACAACAGGCTGAGTCAAGAGGAGAAAAATAAATTCAATCTGTTATTCCTGCAGTATCCCCCATTGGTAGGTTCATTGGCTTTATATTTAAGAAAGAAGATGAACATCCCAATACAAAAGGTACTATTTATCAAAGCACAAAGGGATATGCTTGAAATATTCGATGAGACATCACTTAAATTTTTAGGATATTTGCCCAAAGAAAGGTTTATTAAGAAGTCTTTATTATTTCAAGGGTTTGTTCCATTAGAGAGTATTAAACTTAGAAGGTCTTATGCTTATATAATGACAAATAGGATGATAGAAAATAAAATATGGGTCTACCCAATTCGATTATCCGATAACTATAAAACAATGATAAAAGGGAAATACAAATCCTATACCGAAGTATTTGGGAAGGTGGGTATTCCTGGGATAACTAAAATTAAATATAGCAATGAATAATAACGAAGGTTTTAAAATCACAGCACATCAACCAGCAAACCCATTTGCAGGTAAGAAGTTTAAGATAGTCACTTATCAAGGTGACAAGGAACTTGCCTCTCAGGCAATAACAATTGAATCTCAATTAGAATTAAAGACAACTCTAGATGAGATAAAACAATTCAATATTGCTCAGGAGGAATTATTAAAATCTGGGTATACTCAGAAATCCATACTGGTAAAGAAACTTATAACAGAGTGATATAAATAAATTATTAACCAACTTAAACATTACGAAAATGGCTAAGAAGAAAAAAGAAGTGGAACTGAAAGAAGTTTCCAGAACAGAAATCAATGGTGCAATCATCATTAAGTACGAAGACGGCTCAGTAAAGATTATCCCTGCTCCTATCATGCTTTCTGCCGAAGAAGCAGAAGACCTTTTTGGTTCTGAATCCGATGACGAGGAAGAAGAAGAGGAATCGGATGATGATGATGATGACGATGATGATGATTCCGAAGAGGAAGAAGAAGAGGAATCGGATGATGATGATGATGATGATGATGATGATGATGACGATGATGATGATTCCGAAGAGGAAGAAGAAGAGGAAGAACTGACCGGTGAAGAACTTGCCGAAATGGACTTCGAAGAACTTGAGGATGTCTGCGACGACAAAGACCTTGAAACTGACCCAGACGATTACGATGAAGACGACGTCGAAAAACTCCGTAAAGCAATTGCCAAAGAACTCGGTCTCAAATTGCCGGCAAAGAAAGAAGCCAAAGGTAAGGGCAAGAAAGGGAAAAAGTAATCTGGTAACTGTATTCAAGATTTAAAAGAAGGTAGGGAAATTTCCCTACCTTTACTATCAACTATTAATAAACGTAGAAGTTTACTTATAATAACCATTAACTTATAAAACATTAAAAATTATGGCAACAAAGAAATCAGACTCCAAGAAGAAAGGAGATAAGGAAAAAGACCCCGAAAAAGAAGCTAAACGTAAAGCTCGTCAAGAGGCTCTGAAAAACAGACCTGCTGAACAACGTCCTAACAGTAAGCAAATTGACATTATTGCAATCAACGACAAATCCAAGGTAATGAACTTTGGTTATGCCGTAAAGAACAAGGAGGGCTATCAGGGAGTAGTAGTTACTTCAGTTTTGGTTACTGAGGGTAAACCGGTATCTACTTCGGTTGCTTTCGTTCCGGGCAATCTTACTGTAAAATCAAAGAAGGGACATGGAGTTATTTGTTCTCCGAAAAACAAGAAGGACAAAAACGAAGAGTCCGAAACAGAAGATTAATTTTTTGGCACATTCTAAAAAAATCTATCTGCTAAATCAAGTTTAATCTCATAATAAAGAAAAGGTAAACAACCCTACACACTTAGGACGTTGTTCATCGTAAAGCTCATTGCCCGTGAGGGTAGTGGGCTTTAATTTTATTACCTATGGATAAAGAGAAATTAGCAATTCGAAAGAATATTCGAATACTTGCATTAGATAATTTAATAAATACTTATACTGATGCACTAGATGATAAAGAATTAAACCTGGGATCAGATGAAAGGGAACTTGCAATCAATATCATAAACGAGGCAAAGGAAATGCTATCAGAAGAAATCCAGGAAGTAGTTAACCCGGTAATACAAAGACCCAAATGGAAGAAATAAATATAAGAACTCTCTTATCAAGTCTTAAGATGACAGTTAATGATATACAGTTTACTCATTATCAAAAAAGAGTAGCATTTGAAAAAGGTAAGAAAGGAGATTGTCAAAGACACAAGTTAAGGATTGGTTATCTTCAAAGGAGGTTAAAAGGCCTAATGGATAAACTAAACCGAAAACTTAATGGTATTATAATCACTGTCACTTATCAGGTTGGGGATAAAACTTACGAACAAACTTTTACTAATCTTACTCAGCAAGAGGTAGTAGATATATTACAAATAAGGGCCATTATGGAAAATGCAAGTGTAGAAATCCTAGAAATTAAAGAAATCCCAACCCAAATTAGGGAAGTATAACTATGGTATTATGTAAATCGGAAATTCAATTATTCACCAAATATAAAGAAAATGGCTAAGAAAGACAAGAAGAGCAAACCGGAATCTAAGACTCCGGAACTCACCAAGGCAAAGAAAGCTTTAGATGCTTACCTTAAAGAGAACAAGTTGGACCCGACTAAGGATTGGACCAAGGACAAGAAACATGGTAAGAAGGTTACAGAACTTGTAAATAAGCTCAACAAAGAACGGGACAAGGTAGCTGCTGCTTACCCAGAAGGTGACAAAGAGAATACCAAGAAATTGGTAAAACTCAGTAAAGAAAAAGGCAAGAAAGAGGAATCTGAAACCAAAGAGAAGAAGGAAAAGAAATCTGCCGGTAAAACTGCTACTAAATACGATTACCCTCTTATTGATGGTAGAGAAATGACTTCTGCCGAAAAGAAGAAATATCGTATGGAGCAAAGAAAGCTTGCCTCAGGTAAGGCTCCCAAGGAACCGAAGGAAACCAAAGAGAAAAAGGAGAAGAAGGTAAAAGAAAAACCAGCTTCGGAAAAGAAAGAAAAGAAGGCCAAAGATAAAAAGAAGAAAAAGGCCGCTAAAGAAGAAGATTAATAAGAGCACTTTTTACTTTTACTTATCATATTTTTGAGTATTCGTTAATAATGGTAGAAGGCCTGGCAATATAAAAATTGTTCAGGCCTTTTATTTTCTAATTAAGTCGAAAATGGAACAAGAAGTATATAAACCAAAACTTAGAATCACTACACTATCGGATAATGGAGTACCATTATCCGATAGGTTGGTAGATGCATATACCGAGATGAATTCAGGTCCAAAGGTACAGCATAACGGTCCCATAAGAGTAGAAGTAACTCTTACTAATAAACAAGATATTGATAACTTCAAAGAATACTTAGATAGGTTATCTGGTACATTGCCTGCTAAGGCACCTAATGTGGGCAGAGGAAGACCTGCAGGGTCTACAACTAAGGAATTGGAATCACCAAGGGAGGATATTCTTGCAGATGTAGAAAAAATGATTGAAGAGGGTAAAAGCCAACAAGATATTATTAAATATCTTAGGGGATTGGGATTTGTATTTATCCTTACTGAAGACTTTCTATTTCACTTTCCCGGATTTGAGTTCAATAAAAAAGATGTTGGAGAAGCAACGGACAATAAGCAATATCCAAATTCATTCTCTTGGATGGCAAGATGTATCAAACGAGCTAAGGACCCAAAAGCAGATAAATTTGACCCAATGGTAATCTTTGGTTTTAGCATTCTTGGGGGACCCTCGAAAAAGATTATCCCATATCTCTATAAGGAAAGGAAGAAACCATTAAGGGCCCAAGTTGGTAAAAACGTAATCTCCTTCTCTCAGGCAGAATTCACTAAACTTCCCAAGTATATGTTAGAATCCGAAAGGATTAAGTTCTCTACTGAACAGAGACAATTGCTTCTAAGTCCCGAAAAGAAGCCTTCTAAATTCTTCCTAAGATGGGTAAACGATGCTATATTCCCAGACTCCATAAAGGAAAAGATGGAAGAAATCAAGAACCGCTAACACTTACCTCCGTATTTATTAAAAGAGTATTTTATATAAAATAATTTTAGTATATTTGCATAAAGAAAATTTAATTATGGACAAGGAAACAAAAGACATCGTAAAGCTCATTGCTGGTATTCAGATTGAATCACTCAACTCAATCAAAGAGGACGTTAAAAATGGAAATGATATTGCCCAAGACTTAATCAAAAAACTCCTTCAGATTGAGGATGACGAAATAATTCGAGCACTAGATGAGCACATTGAATTATACGTAGAAATGGAGAATACCCCTCAACTGATAAATATGCTAAGTGAATACCAAATGCTGGTATGCTCTCACATATTGTTCAGAATGGAAGATGAATGGGTACATACTAATTCTCAGGGAGTACTTGGTACTTGGGCAATATTCCAGAGGGCAAATCTCAAATTCCACCCAGAACTAACACTTTTAAAATTTTAATATAGACATGAAAAAGAACGAATACTTAGAATCAGTAGAAATGAACACCGGAGTCGAAATGATTCCTTGCGAATCCTCTAATATTGAGGGCTTTGGTTATGACTCAAAGAAAAAACAACTTTGGGTTGCTTTTAAAGGTAATCGAGTTTATCGCTATGATGATGTACCTTATGAAATCTGCAACGGTTTACATCAAGCAGAATCAAAAGGTAAATACCTTGCAAAGAACATTAAAAATAAATTCGAAACTACAGGTTATGAACTCAGAAACTAAATTCATATTGGGCCTGGTAACCTTGGGGGCAGTGATTTACTTTATTGGTGAGAATAAAACTCATCCAGTAGAAGTGAGCACTGCTCCTTCTCATTTTGAAAGTCCCATAACCAAGTTAATCTCTCTTCAAGATAGCATGGGTATTAAACCAAAAGAAAGGGAGCAAAAGAAACAATGGTATAAGTATAGGGTAGAAATAGAAACTATTCCAGAAAATCAAATCTATAAGATTGAGAAATCTGGATACCAGCAATATGAAGTTTCTAGATTGGGTGAAACTTATTCCTATGTAACCTACGAATTTACCTCAGACAAGGTAATGACTACTCAAGAAGCCTATGACTTCGTAAAGAAATATCCTGAAAGATGTACAAGGGTACCAAATACATCACAAGATAATATTTACGATAAATATAATGAGGATTACGAAGATTACATAAATGACCCAGAGGATGAAATTAACTATCCTCCAGAAATCTTCGACTTCCTAGCCGATTAACCCGAGCAAATAGAAAATAATTCAAATAAAATTTTTCTATTTAAAATAAAGTTCTTATATTTGTATCAGAAAAAGAAATTAATCATTTTACTAACATTTTAAATATAGACGTTATGAAAAAGAATGAATCAAAGGTTACTAACCTGGTTGCAACTAAGGTTGCCGAACAACTTGAAGGAATTAAAAATTCTAAGACTGCTAAGGCTTCTGCTCCTAAGGCCAAAAAGACTAAAAAGGAATTGGTACAAGATTCTCAAGAAGCTGCCACTAATTTTGCCAATGCTAAATTGGTAGAACTCTCTCCTAAAACCAAAACTTCCAAAAAGGAACAGGTTGTCAAGGAAGTTAAGGAACAACAAAAACCCTCCATCATCGAACAGGTAATTTCTAATCGGGAAGTTAAATACGTATACCCTGCCGATGTAGTTGATACACTTGCTCGGAAGAAATGGAGACAACAAACTCGAAACGAACTCCATCGATTGGAACTTGCAATGGCTCGTATCAAAGATACAAACTCTAAGGAATTCAAGGCTGCGGCTAAATCCTATGAGGACTTTAAAAAGAAGGTCCTCAAACCAGAACAAGTTGCATAAACCTTTATTAACCAGGTGCCCGGGATAATTACCTGGGCATCTCAATTCATACAAAATGGATTACACTATCTTCTCTGATAAAGAGATGCTTAAGCAGGACAAAGAATTGGTAGAATTACATAAACGATGTTGTAAGTCCTATCTAATCCAACATTCACTTAAGCACTCCAAGATTAAGAAGTTCTTTATCGTTTACGATTGGTATATAAATACCGATAACGTAAGGAATTTCTTTTTCAGGCCTATAAACCTTTTCATTCAGGCATTGCTTTTAGGGCAACTTGATGAAATATCCGATTACATTAATCCTAACAAAAATGGAAAACGAAAAAAGAAACGAACCCGAAAAGTATAACGTACTTTATTGCAAAGGCAAATATCAGTATAAATCTAAATATCCCCAAATAGAAACTAAACATAAGGTTATCTATGCAGGGCCAGTAGAACCAATGGCACCCATCTGGGATAATGTATCAGATATGTTAAGGAAATCTGATAGAATTTGTACTGAATCTCGAAGAGAATTAAAGAAGTTAGAGGAACGTTCACAGAATAACCTTTACTTCAAGAAAAATGGTATTACCCATATAATCGTATACAAATGTTTAGAGAAATAGTTAAAGACCTATATATAGGCAAATCGAAGTTAACCATAGAATGTAACCAAAAGGAAATACCCCAAACTACTCTGGTTCAAGACATATTACAGAATACTGGATTTACGGGTAATATGCCCGACTACGGTACCTATGGTAATTTCAAGGATGGGAAATTTGAGATTACTCCAATGATGCCTAAGCATTGCTTATTTATTACTGGAGTACCCAAAGGGGCAATCCTTGATAATTTCAGAGTTAGAAGAACCTATTGGTCCTCTTATTATGAGGATGATGTAAGAGGGTACTTATTTCAAATTACAGATGAAAGTATACCTCGTTTAATAATCACAAACTAAATCTATATGGAAGCAATCGATTACGTAAAATTATTTAAACTCGACCAAGAGAATTATGACTTTAAAAGGGAAGAGTTTATATCCGAATTAGGTAAAGAATTTCTAGATTATTGCCAAACTACCACAATTGGGATAGATAAAAAGACTGGCAATATATACTACTACCGATTTAGGGAAATAGTTAAGAATTTCGAAACTAAATTCTGGGCAATCTCAGAACTTAAAATAGGAGAACCATTAACCCAGAAATTATGGAATGCCTTTTTCGCTACTCAGGTAGTTCCTTTAAGGCAAAGGTTATTCCCAAAGGTTCAGAAATTAATCGAAGAGCAAAAGGGGATAACCCATAACCGTAGTAAACAAGACAAAAAACCTACGAACCATAAAAAGGCAAACTATGGCAAGGGAAATCACAGACCTGCATGGGAATAAATTTAAGGTAGGAGATTATAAACTTTGCCTTAATATCCCCATCACTGGGAAAGGTAATTTAGTATTCACCAGGGACCTAATCTCTGGTGAACCTTTTAATTTATCAGTAAGTAAGAAAAAATATAAGGGATATTTCTATAACCTATCTTTGAATTTGTATGTAAGGTTCGATTTAGAGTATATGGGTTATGATGAAAGTTCCGATATCAGAAAATCTCATTTGTATGTCAGAAAAGGAAAATAAAATGGTAAGATTCCCAAGACCTATGGGGACTACTGCAATGGCATTAGAATATCAGAAGAACCCAAATGATGAACTTCTGATAAAGATACATAATTATATCATCAATCAATGGCTAATGGGAAATGGTGTATTATGTGGTATCACATACGACATAAATACATTCTCATATCGTATGGGTATAGATATCAATTACATACGGGTATTTATGAGAGATAGGCTATTAAGCTCTAGAATATGGGATAAAGAAAAGGCAGAAGATTTACTACAAGCATTAATGGGAGAACAACTAGCATGGGCTTTGGAAGACCGTATGGAAATAGCCCATCAGGTTAATATCCTAAGAGAATCTCAGGGAGGGAAATACGTACCGTTTATATCTGCCGAGCTGGGAAAGGCCCTTAAATTAAAGCTTGAATCCTCTACATCATTGCAGTCTATCGTACGTAATCTCACTGGAGGAAGTACTACGAATATATTTGCTCAATTCAATCAACAGAACAACGTAACACAGCAAAATGCAATTACTGTTGAAGAGGCCCGTCAAATCGTATTTGAATCACAAAGGGTATTGGATAAACCAGAAGAGGCTAAACTATTGGAAGACAGGTATGACATTAAGTCATTACCCGAAGTAGTTGCTACTAAACAAGAAGGAGTAGATACCAGTAAAGAGGGTCTTAACCTTAATAAAGCAGAGCTAATGCAAATTACTGATGATTATAAGGGAGCTATGTCTTCATTCTCTAAAGAACATCATGAACTACGTAGAGAAATCGAAATGCGTATAGACCCAGACGAAGAAGACCCAGAGTTATATCAATATGAAGACTTTGAGAAAGAAGAAAAAGAGGATGGCTCATTTGCATCTCAATTCCTCCGAAATAGTAAGCTCCCATAGTTATATCCGGATATTGCATATTTAAAAAGAAAGAATTATATTTGCATATCAATTTTAAAATAGACAAAAATATGGAACTACCAAAGACATCTTACAAAGAGACTCGGGTTAACAAGGTTAATCAGGGTACATACTTTAAATTAAAACCAACTGATACTGCTCCAGTATAGGTAAGAGACCATTATGATAAATCATCTAAGACTTATGCTTGCCATAAGTATGATGACTCAAATCACGAAAAATTTCTCAAGGGAACAAGGAAAATATACATTGACTTTACATTTTAATCACATGAACTTATTTAAACGAAAGAGATGCTGTAGTGAACTCATTGCTATTAAAAATGGCAACTTAGTATTCAAATTGAGTAATACTCATATCAATGCTTCTTATAATACTTTACAGGCAATAATGAGGAAATCTGGTATATTCGATGAGAATCTATATTTCGATGTCTATCAGGAATATCGGAAACATTATGCTATATACGACGTAGTACCATCGTTGCTAAGATATAAGATACCCTTGATATTTTCAGGTAGATACCCAAAGAAACTATTCGATAATCAGTTTACTTTTGAGGAATTAATACCGAATAATTTGGTATATCATAGTTTACCCGAAAATTTTAGATTACCAGAAAGCTTAGAGAAAATTCTTTTAGAAGTAAGAAAAAGGGTATCTGCTTATATAGACCAAGAAGATATATCAGACCAGGGTTATAGGGATTTGGTTCGAATGAATTTCGTAAAACAATGGGATGTATTTAGAAAGGACCCCTCTCTTATAGATTGCTATATGGATGCTCAATTGGGCATGCTATGTATGTGGGCTAGAGTAGAAAATAAAACAATCGTAAAGAACATAATCGAAAGAACTCAAGATGAACTAGCTCAAGAGTTCTTGGCTAAATATCAGAAAGATGGAGAATAAAGAGAAATTTGCTTTCCGAAAGGTTAAAATGTCGGAAGGTGTAGAGGTAGAATTTATTAAATTACTTACCTCAGTAGAGACTAAAAGTGATGAAGATATTATTAAAGCTTTTAAAGCTCAACTATCTTCTGGAGTATTAACTTGCCATGCAGAAATGTTATCTAGAACACCAAGCCAGATAATATTTCAAACATCCCAGTTCAGTAAACCCTATAACTTTTATAAAAACTGGGAACTATGGGTATTCTCTAATATCCTGGGTGTATGGACTTTAAATAGGTTTAGGATATGATTACAATGAAAAACCTCCAAGTAGAGGATATAAAAGATGAATGGTTATATAATGCCTTAACACAAGGTATTAAAGAATGTATAACAGCTCCAGTCCTAACTTTGGACCCAACAAAACCAGAACCCATTAAGAGGGCAGAGATGATACTGGATAATTTCTCTCAGGAGGATTCTCCAGTAGTAGCTACAGTGATTGCTCCAGGCAATTTCATACAGATGATATTACCGAAACATGAGATACTTCTCTCGGTAATGTTTATATATAAGGAAAGAAATACCTATGTACAACTCATAATACAAAAACTTGCTTATGAACGAGAAAAGATTACCACCAAGACTAATGGTTCTGCTAGTGGTACTGAAGGGTGAAAAGGTATATAAAATACCTCTCGAATCAGGAATAAAATTAGACCACCTAAAGGATTTCAATACATTGAGGAGAATTCTTACACCTTTAGTACAACTATACCATGGGGTAGGTTTTGATACTAGACTTACTTACGATGAATTCAGTATCTTCATTAATGACCTACATCATTTGGGATATGAACGGTTAGATGAATATTCCTCGGGTATACAAGAATTAGTAGAAGTAAAACCCATTACTGAGAATAACCAAGATGTTGAGAAAATACGAAAAGGGTTACTTATCTCTCTTAAATCTCAGGAGTTATCAGAGGTATTAGCTACTAAACTAAAGCAAGCCATACATGAAGTATTTGAAAACGAAAAGAAGAAAGGTGGACTAATGGACAAGGAACCCTCTTTAGAACCTATGGAGAGTTCAATTATAAGAGAGGCTTTATATTTGCTTACTCCACAATTACCCTAATAATTGAAAGGCAGTCTAAACCACTGCCTTTCATAGCGTGTACACATCCTCAGCCTCCCTAAAAATATATCTAATTTATTTTTCTATAAAAATAAAAATACTTATATTTGCATATCAATTTTAAAATAGACAAAAATATGAAAATGAACTCAGTAACTTACAATCAGGCAGACGAACTAAATAAGGTAGTTCGCAATTTCTTAGAAAAGAAATCTACATTTGAACTTGACTCTGATGAACAGGGTAGTCTTCTTAATTTCCTAATGGGACTCTTAATCAAACTAGAGGATGATTACAAACTCAATTGCTTGGATATTAATCAGGTACAAATCTATGATACTACCTATTATTCTTTCATTTTCGAATCAATAATAACTGCCGATACTAATCCCTATAAGGGGCAATTAGCATCTGCTGCAGTTCAATTCATGAATGAATTTACCGATAACGATGGGAGGTTCATATCATTCAATCAACTCGATAGAAACAACTGGATTTTCCAACTTAATTTCTCAATCGCATGACAAAGTATAACGTTAGTCCATTAGTTGCTCGGGAGATAGAATTCTCCACGGGCACTATCTTTGGTGGTAGCTGGTGCCGATACTTTATTTCAATCACTTTACACCAATGCTATATAGAAGCAACATGGAAAACCCGTCCTAAAAATGATTTAGACGGGCACAAAGAAATCTTTAACTCTTTACAGGAGATCTAGATTGGTTTGCTAATCTTAAGAAAACTTACGGGAGGAGAATATCCCGTAAACAAATGGTATATGCTGCATACGATGAAACAATGCGTACATTTAGTTACAAACCCTACGAGAATTGGGCTACCAGACGTTCTAAGGAGAAATTAAATAAGCCTAAGGAACCAATACTGGCCGATGAATTATACTAATCCCCCAATCAGTTAATATACCTCAGGGAGTTCAGAAACACTAACATCTGGGCTCCCTTAATTATTGCATATTTAAAATATTATTTCTATATTTGCATAAGAGAAAAATAAATATAATTATTAACCGACCTTGAACGGGGTCACAAAACTTATTTCTTATGACAACTATTAACGAAATCTCAAATCACATTATGGGTTACTTTGATGGAACTCTTGATGCTTTTGGTTACACTGCTCAATCAGTTAACGAAATCTCAAATCCGGATGAATCATACATGGGAACTCTCAATCTCCAATTCCGGGAGTATCCTATAGACGATGACGAAAAGGTAGAAACCTACTGCAGAGAATCCGATGCTTTTGAACAATACGTGATAGAATTCATTAATTCTCATTGGGATGAACATCACCCATTAAAAGAACTTAACCCTAATCATCATTACATGTCAAACTCATATGGAGATACTATCCAGGTACATTTCAATGATGAATCCCTTTTCATTATCATTACTATGACAGGGCAATATTAACAAAACCCTCTGGGAGGCACTCAAAACACCTCCCAGAACCTCTTTATTTATAAAAATAAAAGTAATTATAGAAACAAGTTTAGAAATAATTTTGTATATTTGCATAAGAAATCAAATTACTAACATTTTTAATATAGACATTATGAAAGAATTAAAAAATTTAGATGCCATCCGAGAACTGCTTGCTTCTCATCCTTTTTACACTTATGATTACACCGATGGTATTCACATTAACGAGGATAACTCTAATTCAATCTATTCAATCGACTTAGACAATGATCCTCTTGCTGCCTATATCTCTGGGTATATCATCACTTATACTTCAGAGGAAGCTCTTTTCGAAAATCTAAAGGAAAACATTACTTCCCACATGGATTTAACAAAAGGTGCCGACGACCAATACTATGATTATTCTCCTTCACAGGTAGAGGCTATCCTATTCGGAGTTCCTCAATTAACTCCAGAACATCAGGATTACATTATAACTGGACTCAAAAAACATCTCCGGGAATTTATCCAAGATGAGGAACAAGACGATGACATGATATCCCAATACACCAACATTTATAATGCTATCGAAAAATGGGAATCCGACAAAAGAGAAACCCAACTCTTTGATTCCCTGGCTGCATCAGAACTTATTAGACAACTTAATAAATAATCACTATGGTAAACTTATATAAACTCTTAAACGTATTGGAACAGGGCATGTCCTTGTTCCAACTCAATAAATGGAAAACCGAAGGCATCTGGTATCCTATTACTCAATACAAAAAGGAATCAGACGAAATTCAGGTAGTAACCAATTTATTTATTCCGGAACAAAAGGAATATCACATTCAACTTTCTGGAAATTATCCAGAAGAATCTGAAGACTGGAACAAGTTTCTAGAGGAAAACCAATGGAAAATCTATCCCTTACTTGCAAATATAATGCAAGTCTTCTTGCCCACAGGGAACTACCAATTATTCTATACTCAATATCCACAAGGATTCATATCCATAATCGCTAAGCCCCATGATAAGTAAAGAACTCAAATCACAATTAAGTATTCTCAAGGAAACTAACCCAGAATATATTCAAACCCTAAAGGATGCCGTAACGGCATCCTATAAGGCAGAACTTCAGGCAATCAAACCCAGTTCTACCGAAGAAGAGGAACAACTCAATATCGAACTCAAGGACATAGTATTAAAAATACTATTTGGGCCTTTCTATAACTATTTCGTATCAGAATACGTAGTATCAGATACTATATGGGAAGAACAGGATAAACTAATCGAGGACTTATATTATTACTTCAAATCATGACACCGTATATTCAACAACAACTTAAAAAGCTATGCGATAATCCAAATTGGTATGACGATATGCTCATCTCATGGGATAAAAACCCAAGAAATCAAAGGGAAGCTATCTATAACTACCTTTCTCATGTACAACTAAATGGGTTACTAGAAAACACTCAGATAGTTTTTACATTCATAGATGGCGACATGAAACCAGCTTTCTATTTCGAAATTCCCAGAGATACCAATCGATATCTTATACTGGGAATCCTCGATGAAGCAGGTTATCCTCATTGCTGCCTATTAGGCCAACCAAAACAAATGTTTAACCCTCAACTCAATTAACATCATGGAACCAATCGTAACAATAAACAACTACCCAATCGGATGGGAATGGCTAGACAACGTACCTTTAGAGGACTTTAACTGGCTCATAGAGATATTTGCTACAATGACCGATAATACAGATACCTATGACTTTGTATTTTATGAAGATTCAGAAACCTTACCAGGACATCTGAAGAGGATATGCTCAGTAGACAAGATATACTTAGCCAACTTCCTAAATGAAGACCAGGGCTACGAATCAGGTATATCCATGTACGGTCACTATATAGCATGCAAATGCCTTGACATATCCTCAGAAGAGGAATATATGAATCAATTAACCGATATAAGAATCCTAACTAACGAACTAGAGCCATGCTAACATCAGGTAGATTCTTAGTATCATTCGAAGTCCCGGGACCATTACCTGGGACTACCGAAGGCTTCTGCGAAGAAATGAACGTAGTGTACAGAACTGAGGAACTTAATACCTACCTCCGCTACCCCAAACAAGAAATAAACCCATGGCATAAACACAGTACCTATATAAGGCTAAAGCTAAGAGAGATCCTCAAAGTAAACCTAACAGATATAACCATAATCGATATAATATCACTACCATGAATATCATCTATCACATAATCCGAATAATCCTATCCGTAGGCACCATCCTAACCCTCATACGCAATGAGAAAATATACCAAGCCTACAAACACCACCACCCAACAAACAAATTAAGGTATATAATATCACAAATCCTAATATTAATCCTATACACCTCATCACTAATCTTAGTATCCTACACATATAGGATTATACTAACCCACCTATAACCCAATACTCCCCTACCCAACACAAAAATAAAAAGAAAATCATATAGAGCCTAACTAAGCTACCATCCTAACTAAGGTACATATAATAAAATACCTAATACACATATACCCCTTATTATACTACATACATAATCAATATATCCTAATACATATCAAGGTACCTCGCCGGGGGTTTTGGGGATTTAGGCAAACAAGGCAAGTGATAACCCCTCTACTATACAAAGCCACTCAACTCACTATATAGCCACTATACCATATAGCTCTACTACACACTTTAAAGGCAATCACAAAAAGGCCTATGTGATGACAATTTTTCGTCCCCTAATGGCCTCTTATTTACCTTATCCGAATTACCTTACCAAGCACTATTATATAATACATATCAATTAAATTCAAGGTAAATATGAAACACAGAACTCACCCCAAATTTCCTAAGTATAGGATTTATGCTGACGGTACCATAATCAACAAACGTACTGGGCATACTCTAAGGCGTAAATACGCTTTGAAGATAATGAACGAATCTAATCAAAGAGTCCCAGTAATTACACCCAAATTAATTGTTGAAGCCTTTCGTATACCTAACCCAAACCATTATAAGTATATTAGATATAAGAATGGTAATCTCAAGGATTGGAGAATAGAGAATTTATATTGGGCAAGCTATACTCATAAGCCAGATAATAAATCCAAGTTAACCCCTAAAATTAAAAAGGTTATCAAGGATGTATCTCAAGGCCAAGTAGTTATAATTAATATTGATAGGGTAATTATAAGGAAATAGGTAATATGGTCCTAGAGCTTTATTAGTAATTGGCTAAGTATTTATATTAGCATTATTTATAAGGTTTCTAGGACTTATTGTGTTAAGGCAATCTCCATTAATGGCCCCCGGGGATTTAGAGGGATAAAGGCAATCTAACCTTCAAGGCTATTAAGGACCTCACAAGGCAATTAGGGTTATTGCATATATTAATTATTATATTTATATTTGCATTGTAATAATAACATTTTAAATAATAGACGTTATGAAAACAATTAATCAAATTTCAAACCTCATCATTCTTACCTTAGTAAATTACGCTAGGGATTATCCATGGGCATCTTACATTGCCAATTCACTTTCACAATTCGATTCGATATTGCCAGAACTAATGCAATCGAAAGCTAAGGAAATATCTATCTACCTTAACACAGATGATTGCCTTATGGAATTCTCATCCGAAATCCCTGACCCAGAGGAAATTGAACCCGATTTTACCTTCAACATCAAGTATATAACCTTTCAGGTATACTTCGATTAATATATTAACCCAGAGCCTAACTAAGGTATCTGGGTTTTACTTACGCTAACTTAGTAAGCCCTTATAGGCTAATCTATGAAACCCATTTTCCCATAGGCTTACCATAGTCCATATATGGCCTTATAGAATTAGGACCAAGAGGTTTTATAGAGGGATATATCCCAAGAGCCTTAATTCTTTATCACCTTAGTCGATTAATGGCCTTCAATATACGGGTATATAATACACTCTCAAGAGGACAGGCATAAGCTATATAGGATTATCCATATACATATCATATAGGCCCACTACAAGGCGTGTGAAGATTACCCTTGTGAACCCCCAAAATTAAGTGCAAAAATTAAGTCCTTTTTAGGGTGCAATAAATTTTTGAATTTATAGATTTTTCACAAAAATAATTTTGAAAATAAAAATATTCATTTTCTCAAAAAATTTTCTTGAAAATGTTTGTAGATTAAAATAAAGTCCGTATCTTTGCAATGTGAGAAAAACAAAAAGATATTTGAAAAATTTTATTTAAAACTTTTTAAGAAAATAATTTTCTAAAAATTTTGTAGATTAAAAAATAGTTCTTATATTTGCAATACAGAAACGAAATAAATACTACCTTATTAGAATAGTTTAAAAAGTCTTGAAAGTCTATTTGAAAAGGTAATAAAAATAATAAATAATAAAACTTTCAAGCAATTTAATTATGAAAAAGCAAATTAATAACGTGAATGTAGAAAAAGCAAGTGCAAACGCAAAAGCAAATAGTTTAATTGCTTTAGACGTATTGAAAAGCGTAAAAGAAAAAAACGCTGGACTTTTCAAAACGTCTTTAGGGACAAAAACAGAAATTTACAAAAAAGAACTTTTTGAGGGTGCAAACGAAAAGCAAATCAAATCGTTACGTAAAAAGTTCAGAAATGTAACTTTCAATTTTCTTTCCACGATTGCAAACAATGCAGATAAAAAACTAATTGACGGATTTATAGACTTTTATAAACAAGTCTATGTTATAAATGATTTTTCTTTTTCTTCAATTGCAAGCGAAAACACTAAAGAAGAAAAGAAAGCAATTCTAATAAAAGGGCTTGAAATAGTGAAAAACTCTTTGAAATAAAAACAAATCAGAAGAGTAGGGAAATATTTCCCTACTCACTTAAAAATTAAATTCTATGTTATTAAATATATTTTTATTTGTTGGTGTAATTTATTTAGCAATTCAATGTTATAGAGACTTAAAAGAAATTTTGAAAAACGATAACGAAACATTTAAGGATTGAAAGAAAGCAAAGGGATAAATAAAAATGTTTGTCCCTTACTTTTTATTTCTGAATGTTAAATTTAACGGAACCGTTCGGCCCTTTGAATACCACAACTTTTTGGCTCCTCGTATTAAGGGCATGCCCACATCCACACACCACACATGCTCACACAAAAAGACCCAAGACAGATTAACCATCCCGGGCCTATACCTACAATCTTTATCCATTAATAGGTATTCCCTTGCCTTATATAGCCTTGCTACTGCAGTTCCCTTACTTATGTAATCTGTACTTCTCATATTCATTTAGCATTTATATAAATATATAGAACCTTGGGTATCACCGGGGTAGAGGACTACAATATCAAGAGAGCAATAATTATAAACCAATAAAACTTATTAGATTATGAACGAATTTAACTTTAGAGTAGCCAATGCTGCACCCAGGGCATCGGGCTTTGAGATAGGTCAGAATGTTGGGGATACCAAGACTACCTATATCTACTCCTATAAAACCAAGTACATTAATGGCAAGAGTACTGGGCAGAAGACTAATGTAGATTGGGATATGGAATCCAGCATCCCATCTTGGGTAAGCGTGAAATATGCTTTTGAGGGCAATGATTGCAAAGTAACTTTTACCACCCTGCAAGAGAATACAGGTTCCTCTGCCAGAACCCATACTCTTGTATTTAAGCAGAGAGAATCTGGGCAAACTATATCTTTCCCTATAAGTCAAGAACCCAACTTCACTTATACCTACTTCTTAGATGTATCGAATGTAAGTGCTACCATAGGAGCTAATATAGGTAATACTACTACGATTATGGTTAAATCTTATATGACTCGAAGTGATGGAGAGGTAATGGCCAAACAACCATCCGTAGGAGCAACTCCTTCTTGGGCAACTAAGGTTACAGTTAAAGATGGGTCTATTATGGCAGGTGCACCTAATTGGTACCAAATTATAGTTGAAGCAACTGCAGCAAACTCAGGTTCTTCAGAAAGGTCCGGAACACTCTTAGTAACCTGTGGTGACCAACGTAGAGAAGTGACTATATGGCAGAAAGCTGCGGAACAGTATATCACCCTTACTATTCATTGGCCTCTGAACACTTTTTCAGGATATTTCTTCAAAGAGGGGCAAACACCTCAAACTGGTAGTACTGGTACAGCTTATTTTGTTAATTTCTCTATATTGGATGATACCTCAGTCCATATGTATAAAAAATCCGAGGGTGTAAGAGTAAATTTACGAGATGGTAGTACTGAAATAGCTTACCCAGGTGATCGTATATCAGCTTATAGATTTATTAATCAAACTTGGCAATTCAGGTCTACTTTCCTATTGCCTTCATCAGACCAAATAATCACTTTATAAATTTCAAGGACATGGAAACGAAAGATGTAATATCATTCCGTAGGGGGGGAGGTCACCTCCCTTGATTTAAATCTTGCAGGAGCAGGAGAAACCAAAGTAATTGGTGTTGAATCTATTACCTATAAGTACGTTAATGGTAAACTGTATCAAGAGTATGGAGCTAATTGGGGAGTTTCATCTTCCCAACTACCCCAAGGTAGTCAGCTTGAAGTTTCAGAGGCCAATGCTACATTAACCATTACAGTACCAGCTAATAATACTTCTTCTCCCGTTCAGGTAAAGTAGTACTTATCCAACAAGCTTCAGGTAAGACGATTACCATTAATTTGTCTCAAACTACCAGTATACAAAACAATGGTATCATTATATATGTTTACTCAGACCCATCAACTCAAGGTAAAGGTGTAATCCAAGTAGTGGCAGACCATCCGGTGGCTAGCACCCTTGCTATTAGCTTGGATATTCAATATGGAGTCTCCTCTGGGGACAGACGTACATACAATCTAACCTTAGCGAAAGGTCAATATTTATTAAATCAAAAGTTCGATATTCAAATAGGAGCTTATCCCCAGGTTCTATCCTATAGTTATAACCCTAAAGAGGACTCTACTTATCGATACTCACTTCAAATCAAATAGGTTAAAAATACAAGAAAGATATGGAAAAACTTAAATCCCCCCCCCTAAATCTGGTTTTTAGTACCAGAGCCGCATCTCAGGAAATAACAGTACCTTCAGATGCAACCAAAAAGACCTTTACCATTCACTCATATAGAGATACTGTAGTGAATGGTAAAGTATCTAAGTCAGATATTATTGACTTTACTACAAGTATCACATATGACCCACCAATCTCATCAAGTAATGCTTGGGTTTTTACTAAGAAGACATCAAATGATGCAGTATCTTACAATTTAGAAGTAGACATTTCTGCAAACTCGGGTTCTTCAAGTAGAGCAGCCACTATCACTCTTACCCAAGCCACTACTGGTAAAGTTATCACTATCACAATCACTCAGAAGGCAGTAGATATCCCAATGTATGTAGAAATATGGGGTAGGTATGATAAGAACTCTCTAACTACATATAAAGACTTACCCTATATCTTAAACTATAATGGCCAATATGTAACTTCAGGTACCTTACCTGCATCCCAAGATGAATATTTACTTATACCTGTAACTAAGGTCCCTTGGTCTGATAATGGTTCATATACAGAACCCACTGCTATATTCGAGCTCTACTTAAAAGGTAGTCAATTGGTACCTTATTCTGATTTCTATTTTAATATGAGTCTCTATGATGCTCAAGATTTATTTTATGGTTGTAATAGAGAATATTCTCAAGCCATTAATTATAAGATAGATACAGTAGACCCATCCGATTGGACTCCCTCTGGTTCCTATAGTCATGGTTCTATTACCGTTAAAAAAGGAAACCTTTCTCCTTCAGATTTCTCCGGAGGTATACTTATAGAACTTATACTGGGCAATAAGATAAACGGATATGTTAAAAGGGTTATGCTTAGAATCAAGGTTAATTAGTCAAAGCCATTAGCATTGCAATTACCCAACATACAAGGGAGATGGTATATGCAAGGGAATATCTATGCCAAGGGTACCAGCCGGTAATATAAGAATCTACTTTTAATATTTGCGGATGTTCTTCTTCGAATTTCTTATCTTCTTCTCTAGAGGCATATTTATGCAATATAATTAAGGGAAGGAATACAAAGAATAATACAATAAGAACTGGGAGGCAGAGTAGGAGTATTACCTCCCACCCTTGCATTGATGACCCAGCATAGTTACCATCTCTATCAAAAAAGTATCTCATACCAGTTTATGTTTTATGAATTTCAATAATAGGTAAATCGGAAACAAAGGTAGCAAAAACCAGACCGATAGGAATAATACCAGTGAATGCACCTTATGTGATTGAGGTAAGTATTCTAATGTTGCTTTTACAAAGAATACTGTGAACGGTAAGCATACCAGGTAAATTGTTAATATTACTGTAGTCATTGTTTCTCTTTGTTGAAGTATTTGTTAACAATCTTGGTAAACTTCTTATCGAATTCGATAAGTACTTCTACTTGTTCTTCCTTACTCATATTCCTGAGACTCTTATCCAGTATCTCGGAATTTCTCTTAATTGAGAAATATGCCTTGAATGCCTGAAAGTATTTCTCGTTTTCCTCGGTAAGAGGTAATACCTTTCCATCTTTCCCATCCAACCTTGCATAGGTATCATCAGGACCCAAACTTCTAGCAACTTTTACTCGATTGCTTAAGATTGCAAACCCACCTTTCTTATCAATGGATTCTACTTTCACCTTCTCTACGATTTGTCTTTCTCCAAGTTGGAAGATTAGTTCATCACCTTCACGGAGCTTTTTGATTTCTTTCTTTTCTTTTTTCATATCTAATTAGTTAATTAATTCTTTATGCAAATATACGAAATTTATTTTATATTATTGCATTATTAATCATATTTTTTATCTCATCCGAGGTAACTGTTTTGCGGTCCTGGAAGAGTTTCCATTCCATGGGAGAAAGGTATATACCGTTTGGAGTATATAAATGTCTTAGATGCTCTGGAATAGTGCCCTGGTGGGACATGTTATTGTTATCAATGAACCAAACTTTGTTGGGGTAAGCATCGGTTATTACGGCCATATAATAACGAGTAGCTTCCAATTTTACTCTTGAGAAAGTACCCGTTTCAATTAGTAGATTTTGAAAGGGTTTTACTATCCAATGTTCCCAATTAGGAGTAACTACCGGGATTCTTGAGCTGTTGGTAGTACCACTATTGAAGTACTCTTTCCATAATTTCTCATCATATTCTTTCCTCTTTATCCAAAAACCACAACTAAAGCAAACGTGTTTCTTTGCCATCAACTGGGGTATCTCAAATGAGGATTCAAAATCATTCAGGTTGATTGGTTCTTTACATAGTTTGCACCGATTTTCATTCTTAATCTTCTCCATATTGCATTATATTTTAGAATTATATAGGATAATAGAACCAACTAACATCCCGAAAATGGGTTATAAGCAATACTTTCGTTACTAAAATTGAACCATTAAAACTGATAAGTTATGGATAAATTAACAAATGAGATGATTAGAGACCTTGCTAATCGCTTGGGTCTAGAACCAGCTCTACTCAAAGCTGTTCAAGTAGTAGAAGCAGCTGGTAGAGCTGGATTTTTGGCTGACGGTAGACCTCAAATCCTCTTCGAAGGTCACATCATGTACAAGGAATTTCATAAAAAGTTCCCTGACAGAGATTTAGGTTACCTTTGCAAGAAGTATCCTACAGTATTTTTCCCTAAATGGGATAAATCGAAGTATCTCGGAGGTGTTCATGAGTACAAAAGACTCGAATTAGCCAAAGAAATTGACGAAGAATGTGCTTTAAAGTCTGCAAGTTGGGGAATGTTCCAGATTATGGGCTTCAATCACAATCTTTGTAGCTGTAAAGATGTTTATGAATTCGTTCATAAGATGTCAGAATCTCACGAAAAACAACTAGAATTGATGTACTACTTCATGAATACCTCTGGTTGTTTGAAGAATCTCAAGGAAAAGGACTGGGCAGGCTTTGCAAGAAAGTACAATGGTCCTGGATATGCACAAAATGCTTACGACCAAAAGCTAAGAAATTCTTACGAAAACTTCAAAGATAAGATATGAAAAGATGTCATTTTAACAGCTGGGTAGCAAAGGTATTCCTTTTCCCCAGTTACAAGGCAATTACCTTCCTCTATAACTCCTTCTTCAAGGATAAAGAAGAGGATTTATTGCAAGAGGATATTGACCATGAACGTACTCACCAAGTACAACAGATTGAGTGTACAATTGTGGGTCTGATTCTAGGAATCATTCTCTGCTCATTGGGTCTATCCTTCTGGTGGATTCCTATCCTTGGTTTGGGATTCTTTTACATTTGGTATGGAATCGAATATCTTATTATCATGTGCTTTGCCGGTTGGAACAAACAGAATGAGAGGTATCATGATGTAAGTTTCGAAGAGGAAGCTCACAATAATGATAAAGACCCATACTACTTGGAGAATCGTAAACCATTTGCATGGCTTAAGTACGTAAAATTGAGAAGTTACAAGAAATGAAGAATCTAAAGGTATTGGGAGTGTGCGCTGGACAGGGTGCACTCCTGTTCCCTTTTAAGAAAAATTTGTTAGGGAATATAGAGATTAGAGGAGTATTCCATACACCGGGCGAAGAACAATGGAAACTCAACTTTGGGGATATACCATTCTACAAGGGTTTCTGTTTACAAGAATTTGATGAGAAAGTAGATATCATAATTTCATCCCCAGACTGTGGTGCATCCTCAGTTATGAGGTTATCAAAAGTAAAGGAATTGGGCAATCCCCAGGATAATCGTAGTCTTAATCTAGTAATTGCTGCAATATTAGAGTATAAACCTAAGGTATTTCTTATAGAAAATCTACCAAGACTACTATCCTTGCTACCCAAGGATTTCTTTGAGGAAACACTGAAAGACTATAAATTAGTTTTTCACGAAAGGTCAGTTTCCGACTATGGGAACTCTCAGGTATCAAGGAAGCGATTACTCATCATTGGAGTTCATAAGAAGACCGGTAAGAAATACTTGAATGCTTTTGATGAAGTATTTAAAGTTAATGAGCTAAAGACAACTAGAGAGTTGCTTAAGCCGCTAACGTTTAGCTCTGAAATTGATACTAACCAGATTCCATTTATGGCAAAAACCCTGGCAATGTATGATTATCGAAAGCTACCTGAGAAAAAGAATCTCACTGTAGCAAAGATACATAGACTCTGGGTTAGAGACTTCAACAAGGAAAAGAAGTGGCCTATCAAGACAGCTAAGATGAGTACTCTCCCGGGAGTATATCGATTGGAAGATGATAAACCTCCATTAACCCTGAGACCTGCAGATAGGCAATTTAGACCTGATGGGTACCCATTGGGAGTTGAGGATTTCAAGGCAATCATGGGATTCCCAGAGAAATTTAAAATTTACCTCTACAAAACTACCAGAGGTGATACCTATGAAGGGGATTTTAAAAATCACCATTATTGGTTAAACAAGGCAAGGTACACAATTGCCAAGGGTTCGGTTTATGAGGTGGGGATTTGGTTTAAGAAATGCCTCAAAAAGAAAAGTAGCTAAACTGAGCTGTTTTTGAGCTGTTTGAAAACCCTTTTTTCTTTTTATATATTTTTCTTTTTTAGGAAAGTGCTTTCTGGAAAGAAAGCTAAACATAAAAGAAATCTATACTGAAGGTAAGAAAGGGATTGTTAAGGGAAAACAAGGAAACGAGTGAGTACCAGTTTTCACTAAAATCGAAAAGCCATGAAGAAATTAAAATGGGCCTTGTTCATTGTACTTCTAGGATTTACTATTTACCTTTGCTTCAGGAATTACAAACTGACTCGAGAAGTTTATTCTCTGAATCAAGCGGTCAATGAAATCCCAGATACAGTCTACTCAGACAAACCCTTCAAACCAGAGAAGAAGTACTCTGAAGAAACTCAACCAGGTAAAATCTTAGTTTACGATAACAAGAAGCAGTCAACTCTCTTTCCTGATTCCATAAGACAGCCAGTTATCAGTAAACAAGATTCCCTGGTTCAAGTTGTCTTAAAGAAGAATCAGTTGAACTTAAGTTTCCTGAATCAACAATCAGGAACTTATTCAACTAGACTATTCAATATCGATTTGGATAAGTACAACTACAACTGGTATGAGGGTCAATTAACTCGAAAGAAAGTTGCAAGGCTATCACTTAGTCCATACGTCTATGGCAAATACAGACCTTTCAATAATCTCTTCGATATGGGAGCTGGTCTTTCAATCAAGACTAAGAGATTTAATTACAAACTCGGGGTCAATACATTTTACTATCCGAAGATAAAATCTGGGATAGGTACTGACATCGAATTTCAAATAACGTATAACTTTTAGATATGGCAAAGACTATCTCAGAAATTCGAAATACTTTAACTCGAGAAGAGCTTGCAAACCTCTCAAGGGTTTCAGTAGATGTTTTCTATTTTAGCCTTTTCTGTAATGTGATACACCCAGTATTGGGAAAGGTAAGATTTGACCTATACCCATTCCAGAAATCAGTTCTGTATAATTTCATTGCCGAAAGATTTAACATCATCCTGAAATTTCGTCAGGCTGGTATTACAGAGCTTATTTCAATGTACTGCCTATGGTTGGCTATGTATCATCCTAACAAGAAGATTAACATCATCTCTATTAAGGACACCACAGCAAAGAAGGTACTGAAGAAAATCAAATTCATGTACAAGAACTTGCCCTGGTATTTACAAACACCAATCATAAATGGTAGAACTGGAGAATATGGTTCTGCTTCAATGATAGAATTCGATAATGGTTCTTTCATTGAATCAATTCCGACCTCATCAGAAGCCGGTCGTTCTGAATCACTTTCACTCCTGGTAATTGACGAAGCAGCAGTAGTTCGGTGGGCAGCTCAGATTTGGGCAGCCGCATTCCCAACTCTATCCACCGGTGGGGCTGCTATCGTCAATTCAACTCCTTACGGTGTAGGTAACTTCTATCACTCAACTTGGGTAGATGCTATCGCTGGAGGAAACCCATTTAACCCAATCCGATTATACTGGCAAATGCACCCAGAACGAGATATCAATTGGTACAACCAGATGTCTTCTGCCTTGGGAGCTAAACGAACTGCCCAAGAAATTGATGGTGACTTCTTATCATCAGGTAACACAGTCTTCGACTTAGCTGACATAAAAGCTATCGAGGACTGCCTTAGTGATTACCCAGTGATAAAGAGGAGATTCAATGGTCAGTATAGGCAGTTCTGTGAACCAGAGGATGACAAGGAATATTTCATTGGTGCAGACGTTTCAACAGGTAGAGCTACTGACTACTCTTCATTTACCTGCATGGATAAGCAAGGAGAAGAACAATGTATATACAAGGGAAGAATGGCAGTGGGTACTTACGCTAAGTTACTTGGTGATACTGGAATGTTATTCAATCAAGCATTGATAGCTCCAGAATCCAATGACGTTGGTTTAGCAGTAACTTCTAAACTCCAGGATGAAGGTTATCCGAATTTGTATTACTACCAAAAGATGCTCAAGAAAAAGGGCAAAAGCCGACCAGAGATGGATAAGTCTCCAGGTTGGTTAACCACCACCAAGAATCGTTCAGTGATAATAGAGAACCTAGAAGAGGATATCCGAAATGATAATGTAATTATCAAAGACCCATTCTTCGTTCAAGAAGCTTATACCTTCATATACGATGGTATTGGTAGACCTGTTGCAATGGGTAAACACAGAGCAAATAACTCTGCAGTGGATGTAGACTTAGAAGGTGATGTATATTCCGATGATGACATCTTTGGGAAAGCAATCACTAATCACATAAGGAAAGGAAAAACTAACGTAATCGTACAACCAAGATGAAAAAGTACTTCAATTTTAATTGGGGTTGGGGCCGTAAAAAAGACCCTCCCAAGAATGATTCTTCCCAGAATAAGGAAGCAAAGCCATCTACTACTATCTCACCTGGTAGAGTCTCAGTTGACGATGATAGCGATAACTTAATAACATCATTACAAGGGTTAACTAAAATAGTTGAACCCTCTTTTCGTGTTGATGTAATACCTTTAATCAGAGATTTATACAAGGTAAATCCTGATATGGGAATTGCATTGCAGGATATGTTTAAGTTAGCTAACACCGGTCATACTGTAACTTTCCCTAATAATACCGATGCCGAAGCATCTAAGATGAGAGAACATCTTAAAGAAGCTACTAAAGGTTGGACTCGGTATACGGCAGGTATAGATGGTTTGGTTAACAAAATGATTGTTCAACTTCTTGTAAGTGGAGCAATATCCGTAGAGGGAGTTCCCAATGATAAGCTTGATGGTTTGGCAACAGTATTATTCCTTAAGCCAGAGTATATCAAGTTTAAACGTGAATTAAATGGGGTGTATTCTCCTTACCAGAAGAACAATAATTTCTGGATGAAGCAACAAGATTACATTAAGCTGAACCCAGAAACTTACTTCTATGTTGGTATGTTCAATGATACCGATGAACCTTATGGAGTTCCACCTTTCATGCCTGCATTGGATTCTTTAAAAGGTCAAAATGATATGAAGATTAACTTCAAACATATCATGGAGCTTTGTGGTATGGTTGGTTTTGTTGAAGCTAAGATGCAAAAATCTAACCAAAAACCCAATGAAAGTATTCAAGCCTATGAAGCTAGATTGAACCGAGAACTTAATTTACTTAAACGTAATATTCGGGATAGTATGAAAGATGGAGTAGTAGCTGGTTACATTGATGACCATGAATTCAAGCTTAACTCTACTACCAAAGAAATGGGTAATATAGAGAAGCCTTGGAATATGAATCAACAATCAGTTGCGAATGGCCTTGGAGTTAACGGTTCTATCATTGGAGTATCTGCTGCTACAGGTGAAGGTGCAACGGGCATAATGCTGTCTAAGATGATTAGCCAGTTAAAAAATATACAAATGCTTGTTGCTTATGTATTGGAAAGACTTTATTCTCTAGAACTCCGTCTGGCAGGCTTTAATAATAAGGGGATGAAGATTGATTGGGGAACTTCTACAGTTTCTGATGAAGTCAAAATCCAACAAGGTCGTCAGTATAAGATACAGAACCTTGACTTATTGTACAAAGCTGGTATCATTAGCCAGGAGCAATATGCTTGGGAAATGGGATACGATTCTCCTGATGAGGATGAACCAAGAGTTTCACTTGAGGACCAATTCTCTAAGGGCGGAGGTGACCCACAAGAAGGTACCAAGAAGAAACAAAGGCAGAATGATAAAAACCAATCTGCTCGTAGGTCAAGAGATAAGAATAACCCGGCTCCTTCTCGAGGGGACCAAAATACTAAACCAAGATGAGTAAATTTACAAAGAAAAACAAAGAGCATCTTGATTCAATGACGATAGGTCAGGGCCATACAATCATGGCTGGGTATATCCCAGAAGCAGTTGGGGCTCAGACTTTCTCAGAGAATTATTACAAATGGAAGAATCCTACACCGGACACCATTGCTCAATTTGGATTTTGGGGAGGGGATATAGATTATAATACCTATTATCCTAACCTGGATAAATCGGAACTTACTCCCAAGGACGAAGAATTTATCGAACCGATGTTCAGATTACTCTCAGAAACGATTGTATCTAAGAACTGGAATCCGACAGACTTCGGTCAGAATGGAGTACTCAAGGCTTCTATGAAAATGTTACTTGGGCAAACAGTAAATTGCGACCATGAAACTAACATTGGTAATGCAATCGGTGCTGTATCTCAAGTGATGTGGCAAGAGGCTTACAAGGATGGTAGCTTTACTATACCAGCAGGTATCAACGGTATTCTGAAGATTGATGGTAAGGCAAATCCAAGAATTGCTCGAGGAATTCTTATGGAGCCACCCTCAATTCATAGTAATTCGGTTACTGTACAATTTAAGTGGGATAAATCCCATCCCCAAATGGAAGATAACGAATTTTATCAGAAACTGGGTACTTATGACTCTAAGGGAGTTATGGTACGTAGAATTGTTACTGAAATTGTTCGTTACCTTGAGACCTCACTAGTTTCACATGGTGCTGATTCATTTGCCCAGAAAATTGGTTCGGATGGTAAAATCATTAACCCAACCTTTGCCAAAAGAACTTGGGCATCTTATGAAGAATACAGAGATGATAAATCGAAGCAATACTTCTTTACTGATTATAAATCAGATTTAACATCATATCAAGAAAAGAACGATACTCAGGGTTCTTTTAATGATAATGATGCCAATGATAATCATTCAAATAAAAATAACATGAACGAATTACAAAAATTTCTTGAAATCCTTTTTGGGGATAACATGCTTACCCTGGAAGAAGGTAAAGAGATGAATCAGGAAAATGTAATTGCCTGCATTCAGACTTTGGTATCATCCAGAAACAAATTGCAAACTTCGGTAGATAATCTTACTACAGAGAAAACTTCTCTTACGGAACAGATTACCAACTTGAATGCCGAAGTAGCTAACTTGAAGGAAATGGCAACCGTAGGAAAGAATCACATTGCTTCTCTACGTGAAAATGCCGTAGAAACCTACAAGAAGTTGATGGGTGATAAGGTAGATGAGACAATCGTTACGATGCTCAATGCCGAGACTACTGGTATTACTACTCTTATTTCCTTGACCAAGGATTACCAAGCTCGCTTGGAAGAGAAGTTCCCTCTCACTTGCTCAAAATGTGGTTCTAAGGACGTCAACCGTGCTTCCTCAATTGCTGAGGATGATACCGAGGGTAAAACTGGAACCCAGGGTACTGATACCCAACGGAATTCAGAATCTCCGAGTACTAAGAATGTAATCGATAACTTGTATCGAAACAAAATCAAATAACTAATATAAATAATCCGCGTTATGGAAAAAACTAAAATCGTAAACGACCCTCAGCAACTTACTCTCTTTGGGGAAAGAACCCCGAGAGCGGTGATTTACAAAAGTGAGTCACACAAATTGCACCAGGCTTTCAATGTTAAAGCTGGAGAGAAAATCGTACAGGGTATGCCAGTGGCTTTGAATGAAGAAGGTTTGATTTACCCTTGCACTGATACAGCTACTCAAGTTTATTTGGGTGTAGCAGTAACGGATAACGTTAACCCTGCTTATCAACCTCAAAGAAATTTCCCGGTAGAGGTAACAGTAGCTATGGAAGGTTACATGATTTGTAACTGGGTATCAAACGAAAATATCGAAGCTGGCTATGTAACTCCCGATGGAGAATTGCTTAACGATAGATTCGTAAAAGCTAACCAAGCAACTTCAACCCAGTTCATTGCCCTTAATCCAGCAGAAGAGGCAAATGAGGTAATTCAAGTACTCATCAAATAAGAGAAAAGAAATTATGGAAAATAAAATAGATATTACAAAGTTGAAGGCTCAGGATTTTATGAATGAGCTGCCGGAAATGGTAAGAAGCTTGGAAGCTGTTCGTTCCGGTTCACAGGACAAGAAGCCTGTAGAGGTAACTTTTGGAGAATTGGTTACCGGTAAATGGGGTATTTCAGAAGATGAACTTTTTGAAAAGATGGGCATCAATCCAAAAGTGGACACGATGCAGAACATCTTTACAATGCCTCAACAGAATGTTCGTTGGATTGTTCCGGAAATCATCCGTGCTGCTATCACATTGGGTATGCGCCAGGCTCCGTTCTATCCGAACATCATTGCATCTGACCAACCAATCAATGGTTTGCAAGCAATCATGCCGATGGTTAACATGTCGGATGCTGCCCCTGCAAAGGTTAATGAGGCAGAAACTATCCCATTGGGTGATGTTAGCTTCGGACAGAAATCAGTTAGCCTCTTCAAAATCGGAAAAGGTTTCAAACTTACTGATGAAGTTCGTAACTATGTTTCACTCGATGTCTTGGGAATCTACCTTCGTGATTTTGGTGTTCAGTTGGGTTATGCTCTGGATACTTTGGCTATGGACGTTGCTATCAATGGTAACAACCCTGATGGCTCTGAGTCTGCCCCGGTAATCGGTGTATACGAAACAACTAACGGTATCACTTACAAAGACCTTCTGCATATTTGGGTACGTGCTGCTCGTATGGGACGTAACTTCCAAACTATGATTGGTGGTGAAGACCAGGCAATCGAAATGCTGAACTTGCCGGAATTCAAGGATCGTCACTCTGGTACTACAGAAGCTACACTGAATGTTAAGTCTCCTGTTCCCAAGAATGCTGACTTCTACATTCACCCGGGTACACCCGACCAACAGTTGCTGTTGATTGATACATCTGCTGCCTTGATTAAGCTTACTGCTCGTCAGTTGATGCTTGAATCTGAAAGAATCGTTTCTAACCAGACTCAGGCAATCTATGCAAGCTTGACTACTGGCTTCTCTAAGATGTACCAGGATGCAACTCTGTTGCTGGCTGCTGACAAGAAGTTCCCAGAATTCGGTTTCCCCGAGTTCATGAACGTAGACCCATATTTGATGGTTAACCTAGAATAATAAGGGACGTCCGGTTTCATCTATATAAATTCCCTGAGAGGGTAGGTAACTAAAAAGACCTATCCTCTCTTTAATCATTTTTAAATTTTAGGAAATATGGCTAAAGATAAATATACAGTAACTGTGGGACCAAGAGCTTACAGTTTTCATGACCAATCAACTGGTATTACCGTTTGTAGAGGAGAAGACAAGGAACTCTCTCGTCGTCAATTCCGTGCACCAAAGATTCAGAAGGCAATTGCCTCTGGCCATCTGATTATCATTGCTGATAAATCAGAAATCGAAAAGTATTCAGAGGCCGACATCGAAAAGTTGGATAAGAGACTGAATGCTCAGTTCAAGAAAGGCATGACTCTTGAAAAACTTGCAAAGGGCTATTCCCTGGAAGAACTGAAACTGGTAGCAGGTCTTCATGAAATCGTTGCCGAGAAAGATGATACAGTAGAAACACTTATTCAGGCTTTGCTGGAAGAATTCGAATCCTCTTCTAAAGGGTAATATATGAAAATTACATAAGACAGACTAATATGAATAACAATCTGGACTTTTTGTACGTTACGTCAGGTCTGGAAGTTTCATTCAGAGTCATATCCAAAGTCCCGGCCAAATCTATTTTTGACTGGGACTTTGGCGATGATAAGGGAGAGGTTTTCAATGGTGGAAGACATGTTTCCTATTCTTATGAAACTCCCGGTTTCTATACCGTAACATTACATGTAACTAACTCTAGCGGTTTAGATATCACCGTAGATAAGACTCTGGTAGTTTGTGATTATGGGCATACGGCATTAGCCGATACAATATATAACTTAATCGACCATTATATCCCTTCAGAAATATCCGATGGGATGACCAGGGAAGAGAAATCTATTTACATCACTAAGTGGCAATATTACATTGGACCTCTAGTAAACCATACAATTGCACCCGATAAGTATACGGATGAATTATGGTATGAAGCACTAGAAAACCAATTAATAATGGAATTGGCAGCATGGGATTTTCTCAATGTGAAGATACTTAATCTATTAACGAGTACTTCCGAATACTTAAGTCAATTAACCTCTACCAAAGAACAAACTGGTGATGGTACTTCTAAACCTGAACTTGCTCGTGGTGATAGGATAAAACAAATCACTACTGGGCCCACTGAAGTGCAATATTATGATACCTTGGCAGATGCTACAAGTTCCCTATGGAAAACACTTTCTCAAGCAATGCAACCGGGTGGATTAATAGATGAATTAAGAAAGAACCTTTGTATGTTAGCTTCACGATTGGAAATCTACTTACCGTTCTGTGATGAAGTATTCAGAACCGTAGTTCCCAAAGTAGTTAACAGAAGGCAACCTGGAGTATTAGATGGACCCAACCCAAGTGCTCCAGTAAAAGGTGGTAAGAAATCAATCTTAACTAAGTTATGACAAAAGAACCCTGGAGAATGGTAAAGAACCGCTCTTGGGATAGATACAAGAAAATTATCACTGACTTCTTAGATTGGGATGCTGGTAGACAAACCATAACTTGGGCCAAACATGTTAATCAGCTTCTCAGTCATGCCGAAGACAGTATACCTAAATATTATAACATCCAAATCGAAGCATTGTGTTACTACAATGCTTTCAGAAACTGGCCTATCAACAAGGCAACCGTCTCAGGAGAATTGGATGACGAAAACTTATCAATACTAATTTCTAAATCTTATATAGAACAAATCGGTTATCTTACACCGGAGGGTTATTGGGATTTTAATTGGGAACAAGATAGGTTTGTAATTAATGGTATAACGTATAAGCCTTCTGGAGATACTCAGACTGCTCAGGCAAAGGATGAGGCCCTAGTTTTCATGGTTATCCTAAAGAGAGACCGAGATACCAAAATTGAATTTGTAGAATAAAACATTAAGTGTATGGCAAAGATGTTAGTACTGAGGTGGACCCCAATTACTACCTCCAGTGGAATCTGGTTTGATAGTAATCTGGTTATCCTTAATGGTACATCTGGAGTTCATATTGAAATGAAAGGTAATGGCAACGATGTAACGGCATTTCAATCGATGACCGGAAACAAATTTGTCACCTGCTTTCAAGATTACTTCGGTGATATCTGGGATAAAATAATACCTCATCCTGGTATAGGCCAGGTAATGAAATTCCGTGTAAATAAGCTTCCCGATTATGCTTGCATACGGGGGGATATAGAAGACGGTGGGGATGTAGATCCAGAAAATCCGAATATACCAATGAATGCCTTCTGTGGTTCAGAGGGAGAACCATTCAGGGATATAGATTCGGAATTCTTACTGGGTCGTCAACGTTCAGTAATTAATCCTTAAATTTTATAAATATGTATGTAAGTAAATATTACACCTGCGAAGAGATTGACCAGCGGTTGTTACAGGGTTACTATGATGACTTTGTTCGTGCTGGCTTTGGGGGAACTATAAATGAGTTCTGGGCTTTCGTACTTTCTATCAAAAATAAGGTAGATAAGAAGGAAGGATATGACTTATCTAAGAATGACTTCACTGATGAGTTAAAAGCTAAACTTGATGGCATTGAAGAACATGCAAACTACATCACTAAGGTATCTCAGCTTGAAAATGACTTAAAGTATCAAACTGAGGAAGAAGTTAAACAGATGATTAGTGATTTGGTTGATGGTGCAGATGATGCTCTTGATACTCTTAAAGAGTTAGCAGAAGCTTTGGGTAATGACCCCAACTTTGCAACTACTATCACTAATAAATTAACCGACCTTCGTACTGCCTTAACTGAAGAGGTTAATCGGGCTAAGGAAGCTGAAGCTGCCTTGGGTGCTGCAGTAGCCGCAGTTCAGGATAACCTCGAATATGGGTTAGACCAAATCAATAAGAAGATTGATACGGTTAAGGCAGACTTAAAAGCTGAAATCGACAGAGTTGAGAAGAAGGTAGATAAGAATGCCGAAGACATCAAAGACCTTGAAGATAAGGTAAATCAAGGTAATGGTGAACTTGAGAAGGAACTCAAGGATCTTATCCAAAAGGAAAAAGATGAACGTATTGCTGCCGATAATGAGATTAAGGAAAGTGTAAATGACCTTAAAACTCTCCATATCAATGATAAGGCATCCCTTGAGTCAAAGATTGCAGAAGAAACTGCAAATCGTACTAACGCAGATACTGTACTGGATTCTAAGATTAACGAAGAAATCACTAATCGCCAGGCAGATACTTTAGCTCTTCAAGGTAAAATTGACCAAGAGAAGGTAGACCGTCATTCTGAGGACCAAGTTCTTCACAATGAAATCTCTAAAGAGGTAACAGACCGTACCAATGCAGATAATGCTCTTCAAGGTAATATTGATAAAGAAGTTCAGGCCCGTACTGTTGCAGACCAAGTATTACAGAACAATATCGATTCAGAGGCTACTACTCGTGCTGCTCAGGATTTAGTTCTTGAACACAAAATCGAAGATGTAAAAGAGCAGGGTGTAGAAGACAAGGAGCAATTGCTTAATGCTATTGCTGCCGAGGCTGCTGCTAGAGAAAAAGGTGATAAAGATCTTGATACTAAGAAAGTAGATAAACGTGAAGGCTATTCTTTGACTAAGAATGACTTCACTGATGAGTTAAAAGCTAAACTTGATGGCATTGAAGAAAAGGCAAATTATATTACGCATCTTTCTCAGCTTATCAACGATTCTGGTTTCCAAACTGAGGAAGAGGTAAATGCAGCTATCCAAAAGATTATTGGTTCTGCTCCAGAAGTACTTGATACTCTTAAGGAAATTGCTGATGCCCTTGGAAATGACCCCAACTTTGCTGCTACCATTACCAAGAAATTGGCTGCAATCACAGAACAGGTTAACCAAGAAATCGAAGACCGAATTGCGGGTGATGAGGCAAACAGTGCTGAGGTAGCTGCTGAAGTTCAAGCTCGTAAGGATGCTGATACAGCTCTTGAAACTAAACTGAAAGAATATGTAGACAATAAGTCTGCTATTGGTGATGCTGCTCTTGGAGTTGTAAAAGACAATCTTAACAAGGAAATCCAAGACCGTAAAGATGCAGATGCCGCAATTCAATCTAGCTTGGATAAAGAGATTGCCGAAAGAAAGACTGCAGATGAAGCCTATACTCAAAGTCTGGCTAACGTTAACCAACGTATTTCAGACTTGGCATTGAGTATGCAAGAGTCTATCAATACATTGCGTAATGAGCTTACTGAGCAGGTAAATGCAAATACTACTGCTATTGCCACTAACCAACATAGTATTGAAAGAAATTCAGAGGCAATCACAAACTTAACTAAGACTGTAGGTGATAACTACAAGGAAGTTAAGGATATGATTAACGAAGAAATCATTGATCGTACTAATGCTGATAGTGCCTTGAGTTCTCGTATCGATACTCTCAATATCGACCTTAATACTGAGAGTGTAGAAAGAAAGGCTGCCGACCAAGTTCTCCAGGTTAACTTAGATAAAGAAGTAGCAGACCGTACTGCAGCTGATAAAGCTTTGAGTACTGAGTTTACTGCTAAGTTGGATAATACCAAACAAGCTTTGGAATCCGAAGTAGGTAATATTAACACTAAGCTTGAACAAGAAAAGGAAAATCGTATTGCTGGTGATAATGCTTTGGGAGTTCGTATTGATTCTCTAGAGGCAGGTAATACCGATGCTATGAATGAACTAAAAGCAAAGGTAAATGCCAACACTACTGCTATTAATGCAGAGAAAGACCGAGCAATTGCCAAAGAGACTTCACTTGAGGCAAAGATTGATACCAACCTTCAGAACCATAAAGATGATATGGCGGGTATCAACCAAAATATACTTACCGAAAAGAATGACCGCTTAGCTGGTGATACTGAGTTGCAGAATAATATCGATAAGGAAGCTACAGAACGTGCTAACCAAGATACCCTTATTAATAATGCTATTGCTCAGGAAAAAGCAGATCGAATTGCTGCTGACCAGGCAATGGATGGAAAGAAGGTAGATAAGGTAGAAGGTAAAGTACTTTCTTCAAATGACTTTACTGACTTGCTATATGCCAAGTTGGATGGCATCGAAGAACATGCAAATTATATCACTAAGGTATCTGAGTTATTAAACGATTCAGATTTCCAGAGTGCTGAACAAGTAGAGGCAGCTATCCAAAAGATTATTGGCTCTGCTCCAGAGGTACTTGATACTTTGGCCGAGATTGCTAAGGCTCTCGGTGATGATCCCAACTTTGCAGCAACTATGACTGCTAAGCTTACTGAGTTGGAGAATAAGCTTGAAGCTGAAAAGAATCTGCGTGAACAAGGAGATAATACTCTGCAACAGACTTTCACTAACTTAAGTAATACTCTTACTACTACGGTAAATGAGTTGAGAACTTTCGTAACTGAAACTCGTACGGAGCTGTTAACTTCCTTGAATGCTACCAATGCTCTGGTAACTCAGAATACTGCCAATATTCAACGTAATCTGGAATTGATTCAGGGTATTCAGGATAACATTAATGGTAACTATACTGCCATTACCGATTTGCTGAATAATGAAATCGCTGCTCGTAAGGCTGAGGATATTCGATTAGAAGCAAAGATTGACCAGAATACTTCTGACTTAAATACAGAGAGAGAGGAAAGAAAGGCCGCAGATAAAGTTCTCCAGGATAACATCGATGCAGAAGAAGCTGCCCGTATTGCTGCCGATACAGCTTTGGGTAAACGTATCGATAAAGAAATTCAGGACAGAACCGATGCTGATACTGCCTTAGATAATAAGTTCACTAACATTACCGATGACCATGAAGAAAGACTGGTAGCTGAAGAAGGTACTTCTGATGCTTTGCCTGATACCATGGTTACCGATGTTAGTGTTGTAACAAGAACCGGTACCCAACTTTCTTTCAAGGTAAAGACTTCAACCAAGGATAATGCAAATAACCAATATGGTGAAGAAGTAGAAGCTACCAAGAACTTACTCCCGGTAACTCAAACTCTTGCAGGAGTTATGTCTGCAGCAGACAAGGTTAAGTTAGATGGGTTAGACCCCAATTCTCTGACGGATATCTCTGCAGCTTCAGATGCTAATAAGGTAACGGTAACGGTAACTAAGGATAACGGTTTGAATGCTGATACTACCGAAACTTTCGATTTGCCTCAGGTATCGGCTACTAAGGCTGGTACGATGACTGCTAAGGATAAGATTGAGTTAGATAGAATCTCTACGGCTAACTTTGCTCTTGGTGCAGTAACTCCCAATGAAACCACTGTTGGCATAGCTGCTACTAAGACCGTAGTTGAAGATGGTACAGTAGAACAGAATCCTATTACATTGCCTGCCTCTACTGCAGAGAAAGCTGGTGTACAAACTGCAGCAGATAAGAAGCTGTTTGATTCTATACCAGATAATATTATTATCTTATCTGGTGATAAACCAGTTGAGGTAGGTCAACAAAGCAGTCATGTTACTTTAACTCATAATTTCTCTTCTAAAAAAGAAGAGGGTATTTATACTCATGAGCCTGAAGATTATAAGACTACTTATATCCCAGCAGCTACTACAGAGAAAGCTGGTGTAATGACCGCCCAAGATAAAGTTAATCTGGATGAGACATTACCCAATGCTATTGCTCAAGAGGTTCAGGACCGTAAAGATGCTATCGAAGCTTTGGACGGTAAATCAGAAGCCGCTCTTGCTCAAGAAGTAGCTGATAGAAAAGCTGCAGATACTGCTTTAGATACCAAGTTTACTAAAGCTGTAAACGATGAAGCAACTGCTCGTACTTCTGCTGATACTGCATTGGGTGCAAGGATTGATAAAGAGATTGCTGATAGAACTGAGGCAGACACTGCCCTTGATAATAAACTGCAGAATAACATTAACACTCTAGAAGCTAAGCATGATGCCTTTGTAGCAACTAAGGGTAAGGCTGATGGCTTTGCTCCATTGGATGGGAATGGGTTAGTACCTGCTAACCATTTGCCTTCATATGTAGATGATGTACTTGAAGTATATGCTACCTATGATGTAAGCCCCACTGGAGGTCTTACTAATGTTCAATTGTATACGGATGCAGGTCACCAAACTCCCGTAGTTGGAGAATCTGGTAAGATTTATATAAATGTTGCCGATGATGAACCTCCATACCAATTCCGTTGGTCAGGTACTAAATTCGTAGACAGTAATACTTCGTCTCTTATCATTGGGGAAATCGCAGGTACTGCTTTCGAAGGTAGTAGAGGTAAGCATCTTGAGGATGTGGTATCTAGCATGCCTAAAAATTTAATTAGTAAGGTTTCAATAGCTAACAAAAATAAGCGTAATGTTATTATCTTATGTAACTATTCTGCTACGGATGGTCAAGGGCATTACATTGATAAACCCGATGGGATGGTAATCCCTCTAACCCCAGCCACTACTCAAGAAGCTGGTCTGATGGATGCCGATAGTGTAATAAAGCTTAATCAAACCTTACCAGATGCTATTGAAGCTGAACAAGAGGCCCGTATTGCAAAAGATAATGCTCATGATAAGCTGATTAATAGTTTACCGAATGAAATAATGACGGTAATTAACTCTATTAATCCAGCTGCGGGTTATCTCATTCTAAAATATTTTAGATGGGTAAAGAATACTGAAGAAGGTTCATATGCTAGAGGTACTGATGTAGATGTTAATATCCCTGCAGCAACTAAGACTACTGCAGGTGTAATGACTGCAGCTGATAAGACTAACTTGGATAATACCGTACAGGGGTTGGCAAATGAGATTACCAATAGAACTAATGCTATCAATGCTCTTCGTACAGAATTGAAAACTTACGTTGACGATTTGATTGCCGATACTGGTTCAGATGTAACTGCCTTAGAAACTAAGGTAAATAATCACATTGCCAATAAATCTAATCCTCATGCAGTTACTAAAACTCAGGTTGGATTGGGTAATGTTAATAATACTTCCGATGCTAATAAGCCCGTATCTACTGCTCAAGCTACTGCTATTGCTGATGCTAAGGCTGCAGGTACTGCTGCTCAGACTTCTATCAATAGCCATGCTGGTAGAAGAGATAATCCTCACGTAGTAACTAGAGCTCAATTGAGTTTGGCAACTACCGACCAGGTAGTATTTGCTAAGACTACTGCTCCTTCCGGTTTCTTCAAAGAGTCTTCAGATGTTCGACTCAAATCTAATATTAAGGATTTGAATCATACTCTGGAACAGATTTGCCAGATACCAACTAAGTCATTCGAAATGCTTGGTAAAGAGGACGAGGGAACTATTGCTCAGAATCTTGAGGGATTGGGATTTGGTAAATATGTAGAGGAAGTTCCAGTAGAGAAATCTACAGTACCTAATCCAGAGGAATTCGAAACTTTGGAAATCAATGGGGAAGAGTATGTACTCGTAAAACAAGTTAAATATCACAAGATGTCAACTTTGGCAATCGAGGGTGTTAAACTTCTTTACGATGAGATTAAGGCTTTGAAGGCTGAGATTCAAGAACTTAAAAATAAATAATCATGGGAGAGATAGCAACCTGGAGTGCTGTCAAAACTAAAGTAGGCCTTGGTAAGACAGGAAATGACTGCCCTACCAAGGCTGAATTGTTAGCACTCTCCTCGACAGGAACAGGGGAGAATTATGTGGGGTTGGAACTATCCAATGCCAGTTCCTATGGAAATAATGAATGTGTCAAACTCGAAGATATTCATAAGGTAACCTATAAGTATACTTTTACAGCTATAAATACTTCCTTTACTTTCACTGCTATAGGGGGGGAATCGACTCCAGCTCGATTAGGCTTAACTTCAACTAAACAAAAGTATTTAGATGGAGTAGCTCATGGTTCTTCTATAGCAGTAGGTCATACAGGAACCCCTTTACCCGACTGGTTAAAAGGTTCTACTGATACGATTGGATTTACCGCTACAGAAAATTTAACCCTATCCTCAAGAACTCATACTAGAACCTATACTCAGGACGAAACCGGTAAAACGATCTCGGTTACTTTCACTCAAGCTGCAGCTTCTCAATCTTGGAGTTATGGGTTTAGTGTAAATCCAACTTCTATGTCATTTGGGGCTACAGGAGGTACTAAAACCTTTACGGTAACTTCATACAAGCAAGAATTAAGAAATGGCCATAATTATGGTAACCAAATTTCTTTAACTTATACTAGAGCTAATGGAGGAAGTATATCCGGTACCGGTACTTCAGTAACTATGGGTAATAATACTTCTACCAGTACACGAAGTGGTACGGTAACCTTAACCCAAGCTGAAACAGGGAAGAAGTTAACCCTATCTTGTTCTCAGTCGGCAGGTTATAGGACTTACAGTGAGATTACAGCAAGTGGAGGAAGTGTATCCGATATACCTGCAAGTGGAGGAAGTAGAAGTTCATTCTCAAGTATGCCATCATATTCTCAGACTTGGGGATGGAATGGTTCTACAACTGGAGGTGGCACAATTACAAGCGGTGCTAGCATTAGTTATGGTACCGCAGTTAGTGCAGGTTCTTTGGGTACTACGGTTAAATCTAGAACCCGGGTAGGAGCCCTTACTGGTACCTTATCACTAAATGGTAAAACCAAATCTGTAAGTGTACCAGTATACCAGGCAGCGAATTCAATTACCAGTACTACTGAGGGTACACCAGTAATAAGCTTATCGGCAAATTCATATTCTATTTCTAATTCAGGAGGTAGTGTTAATATTTATGCCAGTGTAAGTATACCTATTACCAACCATTGGAGTTCAGGGTCAATAAGTGCAGGTTCTTCGAAGAGTGCTACACCTACGGTTAGTGCAAGTGGTACTGGATTTAGTTTGAATTCAGCTAAGACGGTACTTACTGCTACAGAGAACACAGGTACTTCAAGTAGAAGTTGTACAGTAACTGCATCCTATAGTGGGGCAACTACTAAGACCATTAAAGTTACACAGAGTGCTGCTTCAGTATCTTATAAGTATTACTTGGCATTTACTTCCCCTACTGGTTCTAGAACTACTTCCAGAACCGGATTATCAGCTTTGGGAGGTAATAATTTTACAGTTGATGTAGCTTATTCTTTTAAGACTAAGGTAATAAACGGTTCTGAAATAAGTACAAGATACCCATTAGCTTTAACTGTAACCTCAAAACCAAGTTGGGTTACAAATGTAGCAATTACAACGTTATCAAGTGATAATGGAAACTATGGGTTAACCTTAACCTTAACAGAGAATACCGTAGAATCAACAAGGTCAGGTACCATTAAATTAAGGCAAGCAGAAAACGATGATGACGGTTGGGAGCTTACAGTCAACATAACTCAGAATGCTGCAGTGATTACCTATGAATATTACTTTAGTGTTTAAAATACAATTGGCATTACCCGCTCCTAATATAGAGATTGCACAAGAAGTAGCAAACAAAGCTCAGGTACTCATAAATCAATTTGGATACTATCAATTCTTAAACCTGGTAGACTTCATGCAGAAGAATCCAGGTGCAGTTTCATTTGGTTTAAATTTAATAAATAAGAAGTAACATGGACGATAAGATGATTTTTCAAAAGTTGCAGAAAGGGGATATAATCTTCTCCTTAGAAAGAGACCGACGTGCTCTCTATCCTATCTTTGACCAAGCAAGGATTCTGAAGGTAGGTGAAAGTAAACCCATGGCATCCATGGTTAAGGATGGATTTGTAAATAGCCTTGAACTTGTGATACAGGATTCAGTATCTCAAATCACAATCTATTTGCCATCTCAGGCAGAGGAAGGTATTTACAATGGTATTTATTATACCACTAATCTGGACAACATTATCAGTGAAGTTTCTAATCAGAGACAGAATGCAGTGAACATTCTTAATAACCGGGAAAGGTATGAGGCAATTGTATCAGAATGCGATAAAATTTTAGGCTCTATCAATTACAAAGAACCCAGTAAACCAGCTCCTGAGTTCGAAGAATTTAAAGCCTACATGGGTAATGTGGATGTCCGATTAAATAGGTCAGAAGCACTCCTAGAAAAAATCGCCGAAGAGCTGGGATTATTTAAAGACAAGTAACATGCCAAGTAAGTCGGTTAATATTAATATATCGACTCCAATTGGTCCACTAGAAATATACGTAGATAAACGAGAACAAGCTCGTGCAGAAAGGTTGATTGCTCAGACTCCAAGTATCTTAACAAAAGGCTATGCGAAAGGTACCGAGAAGTTTGGCAATCAACTTCTTCGTATAGTAAGACGTAGTTTAAATACTGGTGTACCTCCAAAGGGTTCAGGAGTATCATGGCCACCACATGCTCCTGGTACCATAAAGAAATATGGGGACCATACCATGTTAAATCTTACGGGGCAATATGCTCGTTCAGTTACTTTGGTAAAAGGTAAGAAAAGAACTTTCGTCGGATTGCCAATTGGAATCAAGAAGATTACCTATACGGGTAAGACTTCAAGAAAGACTTTGAATCAGATAGCTATCATGTTAGAGTATGGTAGTAGAGATGGTAATTTACCACCTCGTCCTCTTTGGAATCCTGCATTTAAGGCTGCTGGTGGAAAAGCTGCCTTACAAAAGGAAATACGTAATGAAATTAGAAAAGAAATAAGGAGGGTTATATAATGGCAGCAGATTTCGAAATATCATCCTTATCTGGAACTGGTACTGCAACTATTAGGGTAAAGCCTAAGGCAGTAAACGAAGACATGAATAATATAAAAGAGCAGGTTCTCAAGGTAGTAGTTCAGGGTGTAGAAAGGGAAGTAACTCTGGTACAAAAGGCCGCTCCTAAAATAGTAGAGACCTGGGGAACTTATTTTAGTATCACTCCAGAAACTACTTCCCATACTTTCGATGGTACTAAAAGGGGTGAGACCCTAGAAATAGGTGTATACAGTTACCAACAGAAGTTTATCGATAATAAGCCTCAAGATGAATATCGTGCTGTAGATTGGAAAGTTGAAAGCTCCTCAGATTGGTTAGAGGTAACCCAAGAAATTGGAGAAGCTAATGCCGCAGGTAAGCTTACTATCAAAACTAAATCTACTAATCAAGAACATAACTCCAGTAACTATGACCCCTTGGAAAGAACTGCTATAGTTAAGATTATCTCACAGCAAGAACCTAACACTGAGATAGTTTTAAATATAACTCAATCTCCAGGTACTAGAACTACTAAGTATGGCTTTGAACCAACCCCGAATATACCATTCCCAAATCTTGGTCAAAATACTAGTACTGCTCAGATTAGTAATGTAAAGGGTTATCAGTACTACCTTATCAACGGTATTCAAGTTGCTAAATTTATAAAACAATTTAAGATAACCGATATAAGTAAGACAATAGAGGGTCAATTCCCTGGAGGTATTGGTTCTGAACTAATACCCTTTAAAGTATGGCTTACCGATTATCCTTCAAATATTGCTACTCAATGGGTTAGTGAATTAAATTGTGTTGGTCATTTACAAACCATAATGAGTGGTTTTGGAGGTATTCAGGTAACTTATAATGGGTATATTAATGACAATGGCAATCAAAGTGTTCAATTAAATATTAGATTAGGACTTTAATGGTAAACTCAGAAGAAATAGTAGAAAGAACTTTTTATATCTCTCTACTTAGTACAATGTTGGAAATGGGTCTTACCTTAAACCCAGAAGACTTCTTACCTTTGTCTCAAGAAAACGAAAAAAGATTTCAAGAGGCAATCAAAGGTATGAAGAAGTTTATACCACTTTTTGGTATAGGGAATAATCAAGTAAAAGGCCCAAAGACTCTCCCAAGAATAACCATAGAACTACAGGGTTATTATGCTGGAGATATTGGTGTGAATAAATACATCATTGGTGATAAACTTGAGGATGGTAATTACCAAGCTTCAGAGTTTCCTTATGAAACTAAGGATATTACCATAGATGTACATCTGGTTTCTCAAACACAAGCAGATATGAGATTGCTACATACAATCTTATATACTGGCTTACCTGCTAGAGGATACGTGAGACCATACTTCAATGATTTAGAGGAATGGGAAAAGGGCAGGCTTGCTCCCACCGGAAACCTATTCATTGAGATTGGTAATTATTATGACCATCCAGATGTAGAGCATGGTATACTTGAGAAGGTATACACCTATGTATGTAAGGACGGTATTCTTCCAGAAAAAGCTTTGGGAGAAGGTACTCTTACACCTATCAAGGATATATCGGTTCTTATTGGATTGTTAGAACAAAACGAAAATGAGATGCTAGAGTTAAAAGTACCTAAGGTATAGGTACAATACTCTAGGGTATAAATTAAACGAGTAATTAACTTTAATCACAATAGAATTATGCCAACTTCACCTCATGTTGATTTTAAGTTTAAGAACAACAATGTTCTTCAAACTACTCCCATGTTAGGAGTTTCTTGTGTATTGGCTAGAACTACTAAAGGTCCATACGATGACCCTTCAGAAATCATCTCTACATTCTCTCAGTTCCAAAGAATCTATGGTTCTGAAATTGTACCCGATGGTTCTGTATCAAATATCGAAAAGGCTTTGCAAGGTGGTTCTAAGCTTCGTGTTATTCGAGTACTTGGCAAAGGAGCTACTCAAGGTACAGTAACTGCTTCTCCGGCTGCGGCAAGAAAAGCTAAAGATTCAGAAGATGAAATCTCAGTTGCTTCTGCTGTAACTGACCCAGCTAAACCCTCTGCTTTGATTACTTTAAAATCTGGTAGTACTACTTATAGTTTTGGATTAGTAACCAAGGGATATGGAGATCCAATTGGTAGTGCAAATACTTTCCAGGTTGGTTTTTATAAGCAAGCTAATACCTTGTATTATAAAATATATTCAGCTAATGGGCAAGTACTTGAACAGGGACCAGTAATAACCTACAAAACTGCCGATGATAACAATAACACTTCGGTAGATTACCTTGCTCTTAGTGCATTTGCTAAGAACTCGGAATATATTAAGCCGGTAATTACTGCAGGTTCCTCTTTTGAAAACCTAATTAAGTGGCTTACCGATGATATTGATGGTACTAAGAATGCTATCACTATTACCGTGGGAGATGCTGCACCCTCCGAAACAGAGAAACTGTTTAATGGTACTATCGGTAGTGCAGGTTCCACTCCAACTGCCGAAGAATGGATTACTTCCTTGGATTTGGTAAAAGATTACACCGACTTCTACCAATTATTTATTTCACATATCTCTCAACACCTTACTACCGATTCAGATGTACTCAAGGTATATAAGGCTGCTGCAGATATGGCAAAGGAATTGATGGAATGGGTACTGTATATCGAAGTTCCCAAACATTTAACCCATTATACTCAAGGTACTCAGGCAAGAGATTACAAAGCTCAGGTAACTTGGGTACAGACTTGCCTTGGTACTGTAGGTAACTCTAAGTACATTGCCTACTTTGGTGGTGGACTTAAGTACTACAACGAAAACGGTAATCTTCAGGATTCCGATGTAGTGGGTACTATTGTTGGTTTGGGAGATGCCTCTGCTACTCAATATGGTCCTTGGAAATCCTTTGCTGGTATGAACCGAGGGGTTATTGGAGATGCAGTTGGTCCAGTATGCCCCAACTATGGTTCTCCTTCTCGATATAACGAACTGAACACTCTTGCTCAGAATTATATCAATGAGATGGTAATCAAAGATACTCCAGATGCAGGTAAGCAAACCATGCTATGGCATTGCTTCTCTTCTCAAGTGAAACAGGATTCTGAAAGATTCCTTTCAATCGTAAGACTGAACCTTTACTTGAAGAAGTTCCTTCGCCCGGTACTCAACAAATATATCGAAGAACCAAACGTTTGGAGTACTTGGAAGAGAATCTGGTTGGAGGTTAAACCTACCTTGGATTCTTTGGTAGACGAAGATGCTATGACCGAGTATACCTGGATGGGTGACCAAGATGCAACTTCTTGGGATGACCTTTCGGTTAATAACGAAGCAGATGCTCGTCAGGGTAAGTACCGTGCTATCCTTAAGTATAAGGATGTAGTTCCTATGCAAGAGGTAACTATGGAGATTGTAATCGATGCAGCTTCTAAGGCAGTATCAATCGTAGAAACAAGTAATAACTTATAAACTCATAACACAATGGGAGCAAAAGTAAAAAACCCACGGAAGAAATTCTTGTGGAGCATCATGTTCCCCAAACACCCTATCAATACTTATCTATTCCAAAGTTGTACTTTGCCGGATATTGAGATTGACCAGGTTGCTCATGGGGACGTCAATAGAGACGTTAAAACTGCAGGTAGGGTTACTATAGGTAATCTTATCGTAGAGAAACTTATGACTACTGCAGGTTCAGACACATGGCTTCATGATTGGCTTTATGCTTGCCAAGACCACATAGTTGGTGGAGGTTTGGTACCAAGCCAATATTGGGAAACGGCTATTGTAAATGAACTTGCCGAAGATGGAGTCTCGGTTCTTAATACCCACGTCTTCGAAGAGGTATGGCCATGTAAGATTACCGGCTTAGACTTGGACAGAATGGCTTCAGAGAATACCATTGAGTCCATAGAGTTCTCAGTTGGTACTGCAGATAAATACTAATTCCCTAGTCTATTTTCACTAAGATTCGGTGGAGGGGTGGGATTCCTGTGATAGGAGCTCACCCCTTTCTTGTTGTTATACGGAGTACTATGAACATTTGTAAACATTAAATATATCAAATTATGGAATTTAGAACATTTAGATTTACCGGACCTTCTGGTTTCGAATATGAAATCAGAGAACAGAATGGTGCTGATGAAGATATTCTCAGTAACCTTTCAGACATGAAGACTTTGATGAACCTTACCAAGTTCATTGCAGCAATTGTAATTAGAACTACTGCTACCCCTAATGGGAAATTAACCGTAGATGATGCCCTTAACTTACCAGTCAATGACCGTTATGCTATTATCTTCAATTCTCGTATCTTCTCTTTGGGAGAGGAAGTAGAATTCGAATATGATTGGGGCAAAGAGAATGGTGGTAAGATTACTTATGGCCAAGACCTTCATGAGTTCCTTTTCGATTACGGTACTACTCCAACTGTAGAGGATTTAAATCAGAAGCCAGATGCTATCCCTTATTATCCAGAGGGAGTTAGATTGGTAGATCATGAATACACTCTTTCATCTGGCAAGAGAATTAAATTCGATTGTATGACTGGTAAGGGAGAACAAGAGTTCATGAAGTTGCCTTTGGATAAACAAACTAAGAATGCTCCTCTTCTTTGCCGTAATCTTCACTTAGAGGTTGATGGTAGTTGGGAAAAGGTAGAAAACTTTACCCCATTTACTGCAAAGGATATGGCTGAGATGAGAAAGTATATCTTATCTATGGACCCAATTTTCAAAGGCGAGTCTCACATCACTAATCCAACCACTGGAGAGGAAAGAACTTATCCTATAGTTTGGGCACCGAATTTTTTCTACCTGACGGAAGAGTAATGTTAGAGAGTGATTTTGTTTATATCACCAGAGCCGAGATAGCCTTAGACTATTTCGGCTTTTTACGTCTTCCGTACCGAATTAGGAAAATATTCAAGGAAATGGCCGAGCAATATTATAAACAATTAAAGAAAAGAAAATAAATTATGAATACCAGTAGGAGTATAGTAGAGGTCGGTGTTGCCATGGTTTTAAAAGACCGATTCTCTCAAGAAGCTGGCAAGATATCTGGGTCATTCAGAACAATGATGAATGATATGAATACCTGGAATAGGGGTATACAGATGTCAGCTTCTAATACAATGGACTTCGGAATGCAGCTCGTAGGGGGAATGGCAAGGGCCTATAAATACTCTGCGGGTGTTCAGAATGAAGTTTGGACTGCTTCGAAAATTGCTGGTGCTACCATTGCAGAACAAAGAGAGATGTTACAATTGGCAAAGGATGTCAATGAGATAACTCCTCTTACGGCTTCGGATGTTGCATCAGGACAAAGATACCTGGCTATGGCGGGTAATAAATTCGATGCTATTAAAGAGATGATTGGGCCAGCATCTAAGCTGGCTTCAATCTTTACAATGCCAGTGGGACAGAAAGGTGGTGTAGCTGACTTGATTACTAATATCATGTCAATGTACCAAATCCCAATAGGGGAAGCCGCTAGAGTAACCGATGATTTATATACTGCAGTTACTAATGCAAATATATCTTTAACAGACTTAGCCCAGTCCATATCCTATGCAGGAGCAGATATGGCAACTGCTGGAGTAGACCTTCGGCAAACCGCTGCTGCTATTGGTGTATTGGGTGATATGGGTATACAGGGTTCTATGGCAGGTACCTCACTGGCCAATATGATTCGTTACTTACAACTCTCTCTTGTTAATCAAAAAAAGAAAGGCTATAACGCTTTAGCAGACTTGGGCTTAAGTCCTGATGAGTTTTTCGATGCTCAGGGTAACCTTATAGACCTTTATACTATCTATCAGAAGTTTGCTAAGGCTGCAGTAGATTTACCTTCACGAATTGAAACACCAACTTTCTTCAATATCTTTGGAGTTCGTGGTAATCGTGGTATGCTTCCCGTACTTAGGGATATTGCTTCTGGTAGAGATAAGATGGGTAAGATACTTGCTACTTATGACCAAAACATTGGGGCAGTAAATCGACTCAATGAAGAACGTCTTAAAACTGATGCAGGTGTAATTGACCAATTCGAATCAAGTATAGAGAACTTAACAGTTACCGCAGGTGCAGCTTTGGGTAGAATCTTTACCCCAGTACTAGATGTGGGTAACTCTATAATCAAAGTAATTAATTCTATCTCAGAAACTTGGGTTGGAGGTTTTGGTCTTAGAGTAGGAGCTACTGCAGTAGTAGTAGGTACTATTGTTGCAGGATTTAATACTGTAAGAGGTATTATTAGGTCTGTTGGGTATTTACAGACTATTGCTACTGCTTCTACTGAAGGTATGTCTGCTGCAGCAATAAAAACTAATACTCAGTTTGCCATTATGGAAGCACACATGGTAAGAATGGTTAACCTTATGAGAACCATGGTTCAACTCCAAATGATGTCAAGCGGTATCGGTATGAATTCTGCTGGTAGATTTTATAACACTAAAACCGGAAGATATGTTAAGACACCAAATCCTGGAGTACCATTAGCAACTACTATGGCGGGTAATTTAGCTGGAGGGGCTTTAGCTGGAGCAGGTGCCCAAGTTGGTAGTCAAGTGGCTAGGCAAGGTGCTATAAAGGGTTTAACCTCTATAGGTGGTAGACTTATGGGATTACTCGGTGGACCCTGGGGATTAGCAATTACTGTAGGTCTTCCTTTATTAATTGAGGGTATTAGTTACCTTAGTAATTCAGTAGATAGGAATACTGAAGCTCAGAATAAAGAGAAAGAAGACCCAACTACCATTAGAGCCCAGAATGAAGAGAGATTTATTAATGCTGTTAGATTAGCTATCAAGGAAGGCATGAGAGATTCTCGTATCAATATCTCGGTAGATGGTCAAGCAGTTGGTGATTATGCTCCAGGTTCTCAACAAGATTTTACTGGAGCAGCATTTGTAATGGGAATATAAAATTAAAAACACTATGGCTAGAGTATTAAATAAAGCAGCAGGTAAGGTTGTTGAAAAATACAATGACCTTACAAGAGATACGGCAGGTGTTCTTACTGGTCCCTTAAATAAGCTATGGAGAGCTCGGATATTACTTAACCGAGTTACTTCACCTCTCCCGAAGGATGATGCTCCAAAGGGTAAACTCTATATTCCAAATGGGGTAATGGGAGAAGCTCAGATATCCTCTAAGAATCCTATTCTAAATAAACAACTCCAAGCTAAATGGAGAATGGAATTACAATTTCCAAGATTAGAAGAGGGTGAAGAAGTAGACCCAGCAAAAGGGAATAAGAATACCACTAATTACAGAAACTTTGAGGCTAAAGCAGATGTTATATATCAGAATGAGGTAAGGATATATAACATGACTGTTAACCCTACTCAATATATTACCCTACAGAATAGACCTCCGGAATTGGACTTCCGAGGAGAAACTACATGGGCAACCATTAAATCAATGGGCCGCAATGTACCAATGTATCACTTTACTGGTGCTGAAGACATCATTCAATTCAATGTATCTTGGTACTGTAATGACCCAGAAAATCCTGAAGAGGTAATCAATAAATGTAGGTTATTAGAAGCATGGTCTAAATCTAATGGTTACCAGGCTGCTCCTCCGATTGTTAAGATTGAGTGGGGGGATTCCGGTATATTTGATAATCACAACTACATTCTTACTTCAGCAACTTATACTCTGAAGAACTTCCAGAATGGTTATAGAGTAAGGGTACCAGGAAAGCCAGCTACTTTTGGTAATGGTAGGTTATTGCCTGCAGCAGCAACTCAAGAATTAATTTTCAAGAGAGTAAGTGCATATAACTTATCCTATGGAGATTTTATAAATTCTGATTCACTTAAAAAGACGGGGGGTATTAAATATGATTGATGTTAACCAATATCTAAAGGGGGCTAGCCCATATAATAATGCCTATGCTCTGAAGTATAACGATGGGGATTATTCCTTAGAAGCTAAACCTCCAGTAGTACCGGAATCCTCTAACGATATTCAACATACCGTTAAAGATGGGGAAACCTTGCAGAACATTGCTTTCAGGTACTATGGTGATTCTGGTAAGTGGTACATTATAGCTGAAGCTAATAAGATACTGAATCCTTTTAAGGAATTAGAAATGGGAACTCTAATAAGAATACCGACTTATGGCAGCTAAACAGAAACCTATATTATATAATGGAATGGGTCAACCTTATTTGGCCCTTTTCAATTTTGGAGGTATGCCTATAATGAATCCCATTACAGGTATACCCCTTGGAGCGTATATAAGTACCTGGAGTTATAGATATGATGAAGAAAAAGAAAACTTGGCTACCATTACTTTCGATACGGGTAATCCTGATACTGTAGATATTGCCGAGATTCAAGAGAACCAAAACATTTGTCTTCAATGGGGATATATATACCCTGATGGCCAATTTATATCTGGGCCCATAAAAATAATTAAGGTAAGAGAGTTCGAAGCCGTATTCGATTCTACAGGTACTCATGTAACTATTAAGTGCATTGATTCTTCAGGGGATTTAAGATATCAGCCTGCTTATGTTCATTCGGACATGGAAGGTTATAAATTATCTACCTATTTAGACAATGGTTGTGGGAATGCTACTGGTGTAATCATAGAAATATTTCAGTAATGGAACAACAGATAATAAGTAATAAAGTATACGAGTCACTACAGGTACCCACAGAGAGTACCCGTACTACTACTGGTAAAGTACTCTATGCTAACAAATACAGTGGAGTAGCAGAAGTAGCTATGCCAGAAGATTTGAAAGCTTTGATTGATAGTGACTTTGGCTTGGTGGGTAAGAACGTCTTAGTTCAATTAGAACAGAAGATGAAAGGGTACACTAATGGGCCTTGGTATGTAGATTCAAGAGATGGGGTTATCTATATACATAATCGGAAATTCAACGAAGAACCCGTATGTACTTATACCTATCAAGGGGAGAATGGAGAAGTACTTAGAGTATCTTTTGCTACTCAGAAAATAACTAAAAGAGTTAAAGCCGTATTAGCCCCGTCTCTAGACCCAGATAGTAAAGATTTATCGATATTATCAACTAATATAAATGAGCCAGAGGATAAACCCCAGTTAGCTTTAAGACCCCTTATGGCTCAGGTAGATAATCTTATGGTGTCTAATATTACTGGCAATGGGTTTGAAGATTATAGAAGTCATCCTACTACACCAACTGAGGTAATGGATGCTTGGGACACTCAGCTTCAGTATAACATGGAAAAAACTGCAGAATATAAAAAGAGAGTAGAAGAATATGAAGCAGTGGGTCCAGTAGGTGCTTATGAAGCAGGTAAGCAAAGGAGATTTGATGAAATGTCTACCGAAGAAATACGAGCTACCATTAATCAAGCAGCCAACGAGTTACCTGATGATAAGAAGAATGCCCTTAAGCAAGTGCTAAGAAACTCTAAGAATGGTAAAGAGTTAGAAGCTAATCTTAAGAAGCTCTTAGAATGCGAAATGTATCTTTTCGAAGATGAAGATGGTATGGAATTTATGGTAGAAGAGTATGTAGACCCCTTAGATTATGACCCAGAAGGTTACACTTCTAAACAAGCAGGAGCGGGTATAGCTTCTGGTATCAATTTTCAAGCTGGAGTATTACCTGCTTCAGAGAGAGGTTTTGAAGCTTTAAAGAAAGACCCCTATACTGAAGTATTATCCGATATGGAAGTTGATACTACTAAGGGTTATGGTCAAGGTCAATATGGTAAGAGGGTTAAGGTAAGACATATGAAAAGGGTAAACCTTAAAGTTCCGATTTATAAACTTTACCATAACCTATTCAGTAGATATGGTGGAGCTGATAAGTATGCTTGGGCAGCTAATGCCAATGCTAATGGGGGCTTAAAGCAAACTGAAAAAAGATTAGTATGTCAACTTCAAGTGGTTGGTAGACCCATGCTAGCAACTTCCCAAATAATCCGAATAGATAACGTAGGAAAACGTTGGTCAGGTCTTTGGTATATAAAACAGTGTACTCATTCAATGGATGCTGGACAAGGTTACATAACTAATATGGAGTTAGTAAAGAATAATTCCAAGTCTGGCTCTGTAACTTCTAAGACTGATTTATCTACTCAAAATATTGTAGCTAATGATGCTAAAGCTAATGCTAAAACTAAAAAGGGGCAAGATAAAAAAGCCCTAAGTACTTCTCAGAATCTTAATCTTAACTTTACTTATAATGAGAAGGTATATTACAATGAGCATTTCTTGAATGATAAGGGGGACATAATTGATATCAAGGGTCAAGCTGAGTTTATTCGAAAGAAGGCTTATTATACTGAAGTAAATGCGGATAATCCTCAAGCCTTGGCAGAGGGTATAGTATTATCTACAGGTAATACAGTTACCTCTAAGGGTAAGTTAATCCCAGGCAAGATATCCGTTAAACAAATTCAAGTGCCTGAAGACTATGGGGTTAAGTTTAATTATATGGCCATAGCTAATCGAGTATATCGAGACATAGCTAAAAGGCATAAGCGAATAGCAAGTCAAATCTATGTAGAAAAATAAGGATATGAGTTACGAAACAGCAAAGATAATAACCGATGAAGGCTTAGAGGGTCTTGGTCGGTATTACTCTGTTTATCGAGGCATTGTTATTGATAACGACGATGTAGAGAAACATATGAACAGAGTAAAGGTATGTGTTCCAGAGGTAATGGGGGGAGTATTTGCTTGGGCATATCCTAAAGGACAGCATGGTTCAATTAGTTCTGGTTTTAAATTCCTAGCTCCTAAAGTGGGGGATATGGTATTTGTTACTTTTGAATTTGGAGACCCAACTAAACCCCTCTGGGAATACCATGGTTGGGGAATGAGCCAAATCCCCCAACCCTTGGATGGCCCCAATAAATTGGGGATAGTTACTCCTGAAGGAAACCTAATAGTCATAGATGATGATAACGGAGAACTTAATTTACATTTCAATGGACCTGTAAATGTTCGTTCAGAGAAAGAAATAGTAATAAATGCCGATGGAGATATAAATGTATCTTCAGGTGATTCCGTGATACTTAATACTGGAGAAAATGGTGGGATAATCAATATTTTTCAATTAACCGAAAAACTAAATCAAACTATCCAAGAACTAGAACAACTTCGCAGTATGTTCAACTCTCATGTACACTCGGGTGTAACTACTGGGCCAGGTTCTTCAGGTCCAACTTTAACTCAAGCAACTAAACCTTTCTCACAATTCGTTGTAGACGATTATGAGGATAAAACCTGCATACACTAATGGAAAAGAATTACTTTACAGACTTAGTTGGTATAGGTGTAACTTATCCTATACAACTTACAACCAATGAAAAGGGTGAAAGAGGTTGGTACCCAGTCAATGGTGATTTTAAACTTATCCGAGATAATATAAGTTCGATATTATATTATATGATAGGTCAGAGATTCCGACAAGAAAACTTTGGTAGTAAATTATGGCAATGTATTGAGGAGCCAAACTCACAAGCCCTAAGTTTTATAATTAAAGAGTTTTTAAAACAAGCCATAGGTGCTTGGGAACAAAGGATAACCTTCCAAAATATCACAGTTACTAGAGTTGATGCAAAAATACACATAGAAGTAACATATGTAGTAAATGGAACAAATTCTAGTCAGTACCTCGATATCACCTATGACCGGTCGGATAATTCATTAAATACACAATAATATGGGAATCACAAATAAATGGCTTAACCCATACCAGAGGTCTTATCAACAGATTAAGGCCAAGCTGGTTGAATCCCTTATGGGACTCAAAGACCCTCAAGGTCAAAAACTCATAACGGATTATTCTGAGGGGAATATCTTAATTATCATCCTCTCATTGTTTGCGGCAATTGCCGAAGTACTTCACTACTATGTAGATAATATGGCAAGGGAAACCTTTCTACCTACGGCAAGAAGATATGATTCGGTAGTTAAACATGGGGCTTTAGTAGATTACCATGCTCGAGCAGCAATTGCTGCTACCGTAGATGTAACCTTATCCAGAAGCATTACGGGTAATTCTATTGGAGCCAAGTTAACTATACCTCAGGGTACTCTGTTTACAGATTCTAGCGGTAACTCCTGGTTATCTGCTAGAGACGTAACCTGGTATTCGAATGTAACTACTTGTAAGGTACCAATAGTTCAACATGAGAAGTATACTGCAAGTGCTCTCAATAACATGATAATACCCACTGGAGATAGAGTTATAATTAATCTTGGTACTCTACCAAATGGTAAGTATTATGAACAAGGTTCTATGTCATTGCAGATAGGTGGGGAAACTTGGGTATTAGTAGATACCTTTGCAAAATCCAAACCTACAGACAAACACTTTATGGTTTCAGTAGATGAGGCACTTAACCCTTACATAATGTTTGGGGATGGTACCTTTGGTAAGAAACCCTCTGCAGGTGCAAAGATAACTAATGTGGTATTCTATTTAACCAATGGTACTCAAGGTAATGTAAAGAGTAATACTATCACTTCTGTACCTTCAGTAATCTCTTCTTCAATTACAGATGCTACAGTAAGTAACGCTTATGATGCTGGAGGTGGTTCAAACTACGAAAACTTTACTATGCTTAAAGAACATATACCATTGAGTGTAAAGACTTTGGGAGTAGCAATTACCAAAGAGGATTTCGAAAGTTTGGCCATGTTGGTTGATGGGGTAAACAAAGCTAAAGCAGATTATGAATGTGGTAGAAAGCTTACAGTATATATCAGCCCTGATGGTGGAGCTGTTGCTTCTTCTGAATTAATAAATAAGGTATACAACTTATTATCTCAAAGAGCTCCTATGACCACATGGTTAAAGGTTAAATCTGCGGGTAAGGTTCAGATTATTCTAGAGATGGAAGTTACTGGTAAGAAGTCTTATAAAACTCCCGAGATACAAACTCAAATTCTTACGGCATTATATAATGCCTATTCTCCGGAGCAAGCTCAGATAGGTGGAAGCGTAAGGTTATCAGATATTTATGCCCTGATAGATAACCTGTCAACCGTAGATTACTTACATCTAACTAAGTTCTACATTAAGCCATGGCCTACTACCATCTACGGTAATAAGGAACTAAACCTGGGCCAGTTTAAATTAAACAAGGCAAAGGGTTCTATGACCTACTACATAACCTTCAATTCTTCAACTACTTTTACAGTACGTTCGTTATCGAATGGTTATGTAACTACTGGCTCAGTCGGTAGCTCTATTCAGATTATTGATAAAGCTAATGGTTTTGATTTCTCTTTGGACATTCAGAACAATAGCTATCAATCTGGTTATCGATATTCTATTACGGTATCAGAACCCAACCATGATTATGAAGACCCAGGTTTTAACTTACCGGTATTTGAAAATGCTTCACAATTGACTTTAACCGTAAACGAAATAGTATAAGATGATAAACCTCAAAAATCTAATCGACTTTTTGCCATTCGAGTATAAAGCTCAAGATACCTATAAGGTAAATGGCAAAGGCATCTTAGAGAGATTTCTAGAAATTTGTGGAGAGCATTTTGAAGATTATATTACAAAGGATATTGAGAATATCTTAGACATTATCGATATAGATAAGGCTCCAGATATGTATCTCAATTTCCTTTGGCAATTTCTTGGAGAAATGCCCTTTGCTTATGGGAACACTATAGATGCACAGAAATGGGCAGAGTACTTTAATGGGTTCTATTCTGATAGTAAACTTCAAGAACTATCAAAGCTTTGGATAATCCCAAAGGAGGGACCCTTTACATTAACTAGTACTCAAGTAAGAAACATACTGAAGTATTCAATATCTCTTTTTAAAATAAGGGGTACATCTGAGTTCTTCGAGATAATGATGAGGTTGTATGGATTGACCTGCGTAGTAACAGACCCGACCAAGGCAGATAGCTATGATGGTTGGGTAAAGGGTAATCCACACTTTGACCAATACTATCAGTATGACGATAAGTATACTTACGATAATACTTTTGATTGTTCTCAGTGTATACCAGTAACTTTTAGACTTACAGGTCATGGATATACTTCGAACTCGGCAGCTTTTAGAAAATTTAGGGAAGCTGTAGAGGCTTTCTTTAAAAGATTCATACCTTATAATGTATCTTTCAATATCCAATATGGATTTACGGTAAATGATGGGTATACCATTAAAGCTGAGTTAGTAAATCCAGACCAACCTAATCTGATTACCTCCGAAGTATACGAAGTACCAGTGAAGGTAACAGTAACTTCGGATTGGGTAAATGCCGACTTAAGATACCAGATATCCAGTGATAATGTAAACTGGGGTTACACTAAACATGAAAGTGGTTCTATCTTTAACATACCCAGGGCAGGTACCTATTATTTTAGGAGTGTAGGAGACCCTACTAAAGTAACTCAAATCACGGTTAATCAAGAGTCATATAATCGAGTATATTCTATTACTTGCGACCCTATCACTGGAAAGATAACCCCTACTAACCTAAAGGTAAGTACAGTAGTAAGGGCAAACGTATCTTATAAAGGTACAGTGAAAACTTGTAATGTACGGTTATCTGGTACAGATATAGTGAAAGTCTCTGGTTCAACTTGGGAGTTTTCAGAGCCAGGTACATACATTTTTGAGATTGTAGAGTTCCCAGTGAAGCAAACTTCTTTTGTCGTAACTCGAGAAGAGGCTACATATAAGGTAAGATGTACACCTTCTGAATTTAGAGTTGGGAATAAGCAAAGTATCAAGGATGCTACTACCACTCTTACCATCGAATCGAATTACCCAGAATCATTTACTGGTGAACTATATTGTAGGCTAATTGGTGATACTAAGTTGTTTAAGAACGGTGATAAGTTTACTGCTAATAGTTATGGTACTTATAAGTTTAAATGTACACTGGATAAAAGAGAAACAGATGAAGGTGTAGGTATATTCGAAGTAATATCTGGTAAGACTGCAGTATATCGAATTACGGTTAGCCCCCCAACAGTTACCTTATTTAATGGCTCTGCAAAGGCTACTGTAAAGATACAACGTATCTCTGGTAATGGAGATGATTATAGAGTAAGGGTAATTGAAACTGGAGAAACCTTTGATGCTCAGAATGGATATGTATATACTGCAAATAGGGCAGGGACTTATACCTTCCAGTCAGTAGCTTATCCTACTGCTAAGACTACTCTGGTAGTTAATAACTCTCCCACTGTATATCAGAACAAGTTAAAGATAGTACCCTCGGATGCTACAGACAGTCATTGGAAAGAACCCAACTGGGCATTACCAGAAGACCAGATAGATGATACTTATGCAGTATACCAATTACTGGATGAGAAGTCTGCTTGTAAGTTCCATCTTGAGGAAATGAAAAATGGGGTCAATGTAAGTGGTACTGCTACCTGTGATGAGAACGGGGAAACCTATAACCTTGATGAGGAAATTGTTCTTACCAAAGCTGGGACTTATACCTTTGTGGCAGATGATGGTTCTTCATTAAGATGTCAAGTAATACTGGAAGATTATCCTACAATCATCGAGATTTCTTGTACTCCTACTTATGCAGAACTAAAGGGGAATGTTAAACAAGTATCTACTTTAATCAAGTGTACTTCTAATAAACCTGATTTCGATAGTCGAATAAGGGAAGTTGGTAAAGTAACTACTTATGACGCAGGTGGTGCTGGTTATGAATTTGTAACTGCACAAGCTGGAGAGTATATATTCGAATCAGTGGCAGATACTTCTAAGAGAACTAAGTTCACCGTAGTAGATGCAGACCTTTTAAGTGTTAGTCCTCAAACATTAGAATGGGAACATGATGACCTCTCAGAGAAAACATTTACCATTACAACTTACAGTAATCAATCTTGGCAAATAGTAGAACAATGATAAATTCAACAATCGATAGAATAACAGAAACCACAACTCAGTCTTTATTCAAGACATTCACTGTGGGTATATTGGGAGAGTGTACACAAATCTTGTATGATTTGAGATGGATGATAATCCTTGCAATAATTCTAATCCTATCAGACTTATGGTTTGGGTTATCTGCAAGTAGGTTACAGAAAATCGAAATTCGAAAATCTAGAGCTGGAAGAAGAACTCTAAACAAGATAGTAGATTATATCTGCTATGTTCTACTTGGTGCTGTACTTGGTAAAGCTATTGGAGAACCCTATGGGATGAACCCCATAGTAGTATCAATAACGGTTATGGTAATTTGCTACTGTTTCGAAATAGACAGTATATATGGGCATATCTGCGAAATACATGGTATTAAGAAACGGTATAGTATATGGGGAATACTCTTTAAATTGTTAACCTTCAAGTTCAAGGATGTAGGTGAAGCATTTAAAGATATGTCAGAACAAAAGAATCAATTTAAAAATACTAAGGACAATGAAGACGTACTTTAAGTATGAAGGTATTATTAAATCAAAGGAAGCAGCAGAGGCAATTGCTGCTCCTTCTGGTTTAGGACCATTCTGTGGATTTGGCTCAGCTACCATAAATGGTAACAAGTTAGTGGTATCTCCTCAAGGAGTTGCTGGAAGTAAGTATGCCAATGTAATCAAGGATAGGATTATGGCAAGGTATATGGCAAGGGCTTCAGAAGATGGAGAATTGCCAGACGTGAACTTTGGATGTATTTCAAGAGATGGGTATGTATTTATATCCGATGAACAAACGATTACTATTGAGAACATCCAAGGTACCCAAGGTTCAACAGAAGAAGTATTACTCTTTGCAGTACATACTACTATCTCTGAACCAGTAGATAATCCAGTAGACTTTGTAGCTTATTGGAATGAATCCTCCAAAAGCTTCTACACCTTGTTTAAAAAGTCCCTGGATATTTATTATCCGATTGCAGAAGAGAATCGTACACCGGATATCATTAATAATGATGTATATTCTAATTACGGTATGACCTATAGCAATCTTCTAGAGATGGTAGAGAGTGCTTGCCCTTATTACTCTAATAATAAAACTTCCGTTGTTCTTATCGGGGTATATGGTAAGGGTACTGATGCAATGACCAAACGAAATGAGAACTTTGCTATCGTACCATATCAAGGTAAGTTTCAAGAAATCCCTTATACTACTGCTGCTCAGAGTATGATGAGGGAATCAGTGAAAAGAGTAGAACAGATAAATTCAGGCTTTCCAGTAGTAGATGAATCGGGTACTAAGTTAAATATCAAGCAATACATTGATAGTCAAATTGAGGCTATCAGAAAAGAATTCTCTGAATCTCTGAGTACTGCTAACTTACCAATCGGTTCTATTATTCTTTGGGAAACCGATGTAATACCCGATGGTTGGGCAGAATATACTAAGGCAGCTGGTAGAATAGTTATTGGTTACCAAGCTGGAGGTGTTCAAATTGGGGATGAAGTAATGTTACAGAATGTTGGAGATTACTATACACCAACTAAGGGTAATTTCTTAATCTCTATTAAAGGTGATGACCTTCCTAAGCATAGGCATGCTCTTGGTGTATCTAAAGGTAAACAAGATGATGCCAATAGCTGGGAGAACGTTCGTCCTCAATCTTTCTTTAATAGGGAGACAGGGTTGAATGGTGATTTCGGTAGAGGAACCCCTACCAAGGGTATTCAAGATGGTGCTATCGTAGTAAGCTGGAACCTATTAGGGGAATCTTTCTTACAGGAAACTTCGGTAGAAACTTTGGATATCGAGAAATTGCCACCGACTATTACATTACGATATATCCAAAAAATATCATCATAAAGTTGTTATTAGTTATTTAGTAGTATTAAAACTCATGTGTACTATTTGTATTGTTTAAGAGTAAACATTCGTTTACAATCTGTGTTTTGCATAGTAAAAATCAATTGGGAAAGGGACGTTGGGAAACGTCCCTTTTCTTTTGTGTTTAGTATTTAAGTTCTTCTTTAGCCCGGTCTTCCCAATATTGTATGTCTTGCCTAAGTTCTGAAATATATCTCATGGAGTCATTTGTCTTAGGCATTTCGAAAAATTCTATAAGCATTATATTAGTAATACGGGTACTATTCCCAAGTCTTTCCTTGATAAAGGGTGGAGGAGTAATTAATACCTCAAATAAAAGATAGGCATCAGGTGAAAGCTTATCCTTCATATAGGTATACATCATATCGAGCATTTCTGATTTAGCTTTCTCTTCTTCACTATCATCCTCTAATTCCTTATCATTATCAAATAAGTCATCGAGTTTAAAGAGACTTTGATTATACTCGGCTTGTTCTCCGTATGCAGAACGAAGCAATTTATTTTTGAATGTACTAAGTGATGCAAGGATTCTTGCTTTAAGATGTTCTTCAGTACATTCACCATAGTATTTGTTGAAAACAAATAACATCTTATCCCAGAAATAAGATTGGATAATATCCGGTGTAAGATTAAACCGTTTATAATCAATCTGACGGGTAAGATTTCTGATTACTGGCTTACAGACTTTATAAAGTCTGTTGAATGTAGCTTCATCATATTCCTGCATAGGTTTTAATCTATGAAGCTCTGAGCCATTATTTCCTTTACTTTTTCCCATGTTTTTAAATATTCGTTATGCAAATATAAGTATTTTTTCTTATATAAAATAATAATATTAAATAATCTGGAGCTTAAGGTAGTGGATTAGTAGTTTCTAGATAGATGTCAACATGCTCAGAACTATCTCGGTACTATCAAAATCTATTAGTTTATATAATATTGCAATATAGATATGAAGAAATTTAAAGACAACATCAAGTTCAGTTTTTCTCCCGAGTTTCAATTCGAGATACTCAGGTTTGTTTTAAAAGATAAGGAAGGGGGATTAGTACTCAAAAGGATTAAATCCAATTACCTGGTTCTCATAGAACACTCCCTTATCTTCGAAGGTATATCAAAATATTTTAAGAAGCAAGGCAGAATGCCCTCCGAGAATATCTTAAAGGAAGTATTAAAAGAGTTACTAGAATCCAAAACCTATGTGGATTTGGTAACTAAGGATGATATACCTAATATCAATAAACTAATAAGTAATCTCTATCATATACCACTATCGGATTCTGATTACATAAAAGAAAAGATATATCAGTTCTCTACCTATGTTGAGATGAAGAACTTAAATGATTCTTTTGATTTGGATAACTTCGAACAATACGAAGAATATTCGAGGAAGATTGAAAAGGTACTTCAGAAAAGTAAACCTAAGAAAGAGGATGAACCCCTATATATGATTCGAGATATTACCGAGAGACAGTTTAGAAGGCAATCAGAACCTTCAGTATTACCATGCCCATTTAGGCAATTGAATGATTTAACCAATGCAGGAGGTTATCCAGAACATTCGGTTAATGTGATATTGGATAAACCTAAAGCAAAGAAAACATTCTTCATGGTAAATCTTGCAAGAGGTTATCTTAGAATGAAGAAGTCTGTATTATATATTGATACAGAAAATGGTCAAGAACAAATTATGGACCGTTTCATTCAATCAAGTATTAATAAAACTAAGAAGGAATTATACTCGGGTGAATATGATAAACTTGAGGCAAAGCATTTAAGGAAACTTGCAAGGTTTGGAGTTGAATTAGTGGTTGAGCGTGTACCAGCAATGATTACTAATACCACTTATATAAGGGAAAAGATAATTCAGCTTCGTAATCAAGGAATTGATATTAAAGTTCTTATGGTTGACTACGCTGGTAAGCTTGCATCAATAGCGGGTGATAGAGAAGATTTCGAAAGGATATCTAATGTATACGTAGACCTTCAGAATCTGGCAGAAGAATTACATTTAGATATTATATGGACTGCCCATCACATTACTCGTGAAGGTAAAAAGCATAGGCTTACTAGATACGATGAGAATGATATCTCTGGTTCAATTGCCATTGTTCGTAATGCCCAGGTTATCATGGGTCTTAACTCTACTGAGCAAGAAGAAAAAGATAATATTCTTCGAGCTGAGATAGTAGTACAAAGGGATGGTCTTCCTTCCGGTAGAGCATTATTCAAATGCGATGTCGAAAGGCAAAGATGTACGGAATTTACAAGGGAACAACGTAAACAATATGATGAAGTATATGGTAGTAAGTTGGATGAACAATTTAAAAAGAATACTAACCCGGATGCGGATTCTAAGAAAAGGGAAAGAACTACTGGAGATATTTAGATGTAAGTTGGGTTATCATGAATGGGTAGCAGTTCATTGGACTGAGTTTAAACAGAGACCTCGTAGGGCAATTTTTTCTAAGAAAGGCGGGAGAAGGAAAGCCCAGTATTATGAGAAACGTCATGTAGAGTATTACTGTAATATATGCGGGAAGAAAAGATATGAAAATAACAAACCAGTTTAAATCTAGACTAAGGACATACTTTATTAAACGATTGGGAGCATTCGATTATAAGCACGGATGGTTACGCATTCCCACTTGCCCATATTGCGGGAGAGAACAGAAGTTGGGAGTTAACCTTTCTATGTATAGAACCAATTGTTTTAGATGTAATGCCCATCCTTCTCCTGCTCAACTAATAATGGACATAGAAGGATTTACTGAGTACCATGAACTAATTAATTTTTTGAACAATGGACAATTTGATGAACTACAGTTTAAGGAAGAGAAAATCGAACTTGCCGAAAGTAAGCCCGTATATCTCCCAGATGGATTTAGAAATATTTCGCTCGGAGACAGCCAACTTGCAAAAAGCATTCGTGGATATATCAAGAAACGCGGCTTTAACCTCGAGAAGTTTTCAAGATGTGGTATCGGATATGGAACAATGGGCACGACATATGGGTACCTTATCATCCCGTTTTATTATCGAGGACAACTTAGGTATTACAATGCTCGAAATGTTATCGGAAAAGGACCCAGGTATAATAACCCAGACAAAGACATCACCGGTTTGGGAAAACAGTTTATCATCTTTAATCATGACGCATTGGAGATGTATCGGTCGGTATTCATTTGCGAAGGAGCACTTAATGCTCTCACAATGGGCGATAGAGGAATTGCCACAATGGGCAAAGCTGTATCTAAATATCAGCTAAACGAATTAATAAAAGCTCCTTGTCAAAGATATATAATCCTATTAGACTTTGATGCTCAAAAGTATGCTATAGAATTAGCCTTGAAACTTATACAATACAAGAAAGTAAAATTAGTTCTTTTTGATGATAATCGGGATGTAAATGATTTGGGTAGGAAAGCAGTTCTTAAAAAGGTTTATAAGACCAGATATACTACCTATCAAGGATTAATCAAACTTAAAAACTCACTATGATGAAAGATAACGTACCAGGTTTTATAGGTTACCACATTACTAAATATGGAGAACTGTATTCAAGACGAGTAGAGAAATCTCCTTATAAGTTTGGTAAATGGCGTAAATTAAAACTTTCGAAAAAGCGTAGAGTTAAGGTAAAACTTTATAGGGGTCAGGTTGGTTATAATTTGAGTATAAGTAGGTTAGTAGCTTTAGTTTATGTGTATAATCCTAATCCCTATAAGTTTAATGAAGTAATGCACTTAGATAATAACCCATTAAATAATTACTATAAGAATCTTCAATGGGGTACACATAGTATGAATATACAACAGATGATTTTTGAACAGAGGAGAAGATCTTTCAAAACTACTCAAAACCCAAACTGGGAGAATTTTAAAATTTCTGATAGAAAACAGAGAAGATTAAGAAGGCTAATTGATTTAGGTAAAAGTAGGGTATATATTAGTAGAAGGTTAAGGGTGTCACGTAAAACGCTCTATAATTTTATTCATAGAATCCAAATCCGAAACTCTTTGGAGTGAGGATTTCCTATTATATTATATAACTTAAAAGAAAAGAGGGTATGAAACAATTTATCAAGGAATGGATTATAAATATGGCTATATGCTTAGTCATAGTAGGGTATATTGGTATTTTCTTTTTAGGGTGTTATCTTTTAGATGATAGTACACTAAAGGGGGCAGTATACATAACTCTATGGGCAATATTTTATGCAGTAACTACAATAACGTATTATGTAAGATATTGTAATAGAAAGAAGAAATGAGAGAACCAAGCATTCACATCACAAAGTCTCAATTCGAGGAAATATTAAATACCTTAGAGGTAAATAACTTCCCAGTTGAGGCTTTTTTTGTTATTGCACGTAAAGAGGCAATAAATCATAGAGCAGTCTTAGTTTCTAACAATAAGAATACTAAGCGAGTTAAGAACATATTACTAGCATCTAAAGGAGATGCTGCCCTTGTTGCTGATATTTTATATGCAACTCGTATAAAGTTAAAGCATAGGGGAGTTCGTAAAATAAACGAAAGTAATTCTCGAGAATGGGCAAATTGTAAAAAGCTTGCAGAGATATGTAATACCTTCTGTGAAGATTTTAAATTTGATACCCGAGAAGGGTTTATCAAATACATAGAGATTGGGTTAAAGAGAATGACCGATTATCGGAACCTAATGCAGAGGTTAATATCCATGCAGGACAACATTACCAATCAAGTAAGTGCTGAAATGGAATTAGCCGAAGACAATGACCCAGGTTATACTAAGGATATTCATGATTACTTTATTAAGAAGATAGCTAATGCTACTGGTATTTATGAATCCTATGAAAACCAACCAGAGAAGTATGTACACTTCATGAGGTTAGGTAAACTTATGGGAGAAAGAGATTGGAACTCTATTTGGTTCATCGATGCTCAATTTGAATCCCTTGCATGGTGCAATGGGTTACCAGAACCCAGTCAAATGTATAATGAGAAAGCAATAGAAAGATACAACAAGTATTTATATAAGAATAAAAATAAACAATCACTTGAAGCAGAACCAGAAGTAGAGGGTTCTCTTTGGGATAAAATCAAAAAGTAATATGAAAAGCTTACAATTTTTAGGCAATCGAGTAGAGGATGCAGCTAATGCTTTTATTGATGTCCTCAAGTATTCAGACCAGTCAGTAGAATATCCAGATTTTAAGGATATCGAACCTTGGCCTGATGAGATAATTAACCTGTTCTATGTAATCTGGAAGAATGCTACATTCTCTGAGCTCAGTGCAATTATTATGTACACTCAGCAATCTTCTCGGTTTGATGAAATCTCAGAACTGATGTTGGGTATTGGTTTGGTAGAGATGAGACATCTCGATAAGATATCAGATTTTCTACAGAAGGCAGACCCATATGAGGACTACTCTACCATGAGTATCAACCCTAATATTGGGATTGGTTCTACTTGGGAAGAAGCAATGAAGATTGCTTTAAGTTCAGAGATGGAAACTATAGCTCACTATCGAAAGATTCAGAAAGCTATCCAACAGTATGAAGACCGTAAAGATTATGATGATGTGAATTACTTCCTTGAGAAGCTGATTGCCGATGAAGAACATCATGTAAAATTACTAAAGGAAGTTTCTGGTAAAGAGAAATCTAAAGGTGTAACGGTAATCATTAAGTAATGAGTAAGATTATAATTCAGAATGGGAATATGTGCGAACTGGACTTACCTCTTAAGTTCGCACAGAAACTCTACCAAGAGTTTGCAATAAGACATCCCAATGCCTTCTACTTACGTACAAGGCAAAGAGGGATGCAGAACTGGGATGGTAAGATACATTATATTACCAAGACTGGTCAATTTAAAATAGGTTTACTTCCTTTGATATATGAGAAATGTATTGAGTATGGGATTAAACCTAAAGTTGTAGATATGCGACAACCCTTACCTAAAGTCAGTAAAGTTGTTACGAAGATAGGTAAGTATATTTTAAGACCTGAACAAGAGAAAGCTGTCAAGGCAATAATCAGTAATACCATAGGAGGTAAACCTTTTCAGATTGGTGTTTTAGATTATACGGTTAATGCAGGTAAAACTCTTATCATGTCGTCTTTATATCTATCCTATAAGAAGCAGTTAAAGACTTTGCTAATAACTAATGACTCTGACTGGTTGAATCAAGCTAGAGAAGAATTCAAGCAATATCTCCCGGGAGAGAATATCACATTCGTTCAAGGCAAAGTTTTAAATTGGAGTAACTTCACCATAGGTATGGTTCAATCTATTTCTCGTAACATGAGATTTTATCAAAAGGAATTATCTCAGATTGATATGGTACTTATTGATGAGGCTGACCAAGGAGGTAGTAAGCAATATCAGAATGTAATTACTCGTCTCTTTAATACTCGAGTTCGTATCGGTTTATCTGGTACGATTTATATGAGTAAGCTTGCTAAGGATAGAGTTAAGAATATGAACCTACGTTGTTTCTTTGGTAATGTACTTGCTGAGTTTAAACTTAAGGATTCAATTCGAAAAGGTTATTCTACTAAAACAATCGTAAAGATGGTACCTGGTAAACCTTGGTATGGTAATTGGGAATCTGATTGTATATCCTATAAAGAGATATATGATAATACCATTACCGAAAATAAGATAGCGAGGAAGATGGCTTTATCTCGGTTAAAGTGGAATTTATCCTATGGCAGATATCCTGCACTTGTAGTTTGCAAGCATATTGCACACTGTGAAAATCTATATAAATTCTTTAAAAAGAAACTGGGCGATGCCTATAATATTGCCTATGTGCATGTTGATACTCCCCCTAAAAGGAGACAACAAATTATGAAAGATTTTAGGGAAGGCAAGATAGATATCTTGGTATCAACTACAATCATTGCTCGAGGTAAAAACTTTCCTAAGCTTAGGTATCTACTTAATGCTGCATCCATGGATAGCCAGGAAAAATCAATTCAGTTCCTTGGTCGTTTGGTAAGAACCGATGAATCGAAATCTCGAGTGTATCTCGATGACCTTCACTATCCAGGCAATTACTTAGATAGGCATGGTAAACATAGGAAGCAGTATTATCAGAGACAAGAACTAAAAGTAATATTGTTAGATAAGCTATGGAAGAAACATCCTAACCATAGCCTTATTAAGAGTTAACTAGAAGTACTATAAGTATTTACTTTTTCTCCGTAGGAGGAAAAGAAGATTACAATTAATAAGCATATAGGCATTATGAATAATGATAAACTAATATGTATCAGAGATGAGGATGATACTAAACTAACTACTCTATTATCAGATGGTTGGAAGATAATCCAAATCTCTGCATCCGGTATTTATTGCTGGGTACTTTTAAGGAAACCCAATAACACTAAAAAGAAAATCAAAGGCTTTCAGTGATGGAGAAATATATTTTAATTACAGCGGTTGTTATTATGATAATAATACTCGCTTTAGACTTCATACTTTCTAAGGATGGCTATCAATGCCATTCATGTAAGAAACGTTTTCATAAAGAGGATTTAGAAATCAAGGGATGGCATTTCAAAGAATAGGTCTGTCCCAATTGTAAACACCTTAATTATACTTATGATGAGGAAGATTAAAGAATGGTTTAAGTCTCTCGTTGTTGGGGAGGTACCCAACCCTAAACATGTATTCAACTGTAGAGATTTGATATGGATATCAAGCTTGGAAACTTCTCAAAATACTCTCGAATGCTTTACTCATTTCTTTTGTTTGTACTGGAGTAATGGTATGGTAGTCAAAGTATGTCAAGAGAGCCATGATAGAAATTCATACCAAGAATTATATAAACTCAGGGAACTATTTATTAATAACATCGGTTATTCCTATGTTCCCATAGAAGATAACAGTGAGATATACATTTTTATTAACGAAAAAAAAGACATATAATGGCTAAGTATCATTTATATATACGGGCAATTCCTGGGTATCCTGGTTATTATGCAACTGTAGATGGAGATATACTTAAGAAAAGAGGTAATTCTCTTTTTAAACTTACTCCTACCAAAGTTCATAATGGTTATTATACTGTTAAAATTATACACAGAGTTAAGGTTCATAGGTTAGTAGCTTTAACTTTTTTACCTAATCCTAATAATTATCCTATTGTAATGCACAAGGATAATAATCCCGAGAATAATAGGGTAGGTAATCTTAAGTGGGGAACCCAATCTCAAAACATGAAACAGATGGTTAATGAGGGTAGACAAAGAAAATCTAAAATAATTAATTATAAATCTGAGGTATTAACCCTACATTCTCAGGGTTTTTCTATCCCTGAAATAATCAAGTCTGTGGGGATCAGTAAAACTTCAGTACATCGTATAATAAAAGGGAAGCTATGAGTAAGAAAAGTAAACCAAAAAAATTACCCGATTTAAGTAAACAAGATATTTTAACACCAATAGATTTAACTCAGTTGGGAACTAATGGTGATGTTTGCTTTGGTATTGGGTATGATTTATCAACTAAAGAATGTAAACTATGTGGGGATTCAGAACTATGTGCGTTCAAGATGTCCCAGAATCTGAACGTTACAAGGAAAGAGTTAGAACAGAGAAATCAATACAAAGATTTGGATGTATTAGAAGACACGGTTGGTATCAAGAAATACATCCGAGGCTTGATTCGGAAAGGGAAAGACAGAAAAGAGATTATTTCAAAAACGGTTGAGAAATTCGAAGTACCTAAGAAACGTATTAGAGAACTTTATAGAGAGTGCAATGAAAAAGCTTGATATGATATGGGCAATGCTTAAGATATACCTTAACAACCCAAACTATTTCGTAAAACAGAATGATGTACTCTCTGAAATTTGTATGGAGGGTGAAAAGGATGTGAACCGAATCTGTCATTCACTTGGTATCATTCCTCAAAGAGGATTAACCTTTGGACAATTACTAACTAAAATAGGAATTAACGTATGAACAAATTGAGATTTACAAAAGTAAGAGAGGTCCCCTCACCTTCAAGAGGCAATGCCGAAGATGCCGGTTTAGATTTTTATATCCCAACTAACCTTACCCCAATTGAATTGATGGGTACTTCGGTAAATACCGAACAGCAAATTCGGTATGCTTGTGATTTAAACACAAATTATATTCAGGTAATAGAGATACCACCTCATTGCCGAGTACTAATCCCATCAGGTATCAAGGTATTGATTGAACCAAGGGAATCTATGCTTATGGCTGCAAACAAATCAGGTATTTCTACAAATCAAGGTCTTATTTTTACTGCCGAGATTGTAGATTCTCCCTATGTAGGTGAAGTACATATTGGGATAGTAAATACCTCTAATTATCTTGTTAGGTTGGAAGCTGGGAAAAAGGCTGTACAGTTTATACATGTTCCTGTATATCTTACCGAGCCTGAGGAGATTCAACAAGAGGAGTATTATTCTGAATCTCAAATGTGGGGAAGTAGAGGAGCAAATGGTTTTGGTTCAACAGGAGATAGATAACTATGGAAGATAATATACCGGGATTCCCAGGTTATCATATATCTAAAGAGGGTAAACTTTATAATAAGGGTCACCCAGTGAAAACCTTTTACCATAAGAGATACGAACGTACTAAATTACGTAATGGTAATTTATCTAAGAATGTGAAAATACCTAGATTAGTAGCAGAAGCTTATATACCTAACCCTAATAATTTACCAGTAGTAATGCACTTGGATGACAACCCTTTGAATAACAAGGTAAGTAATCTTAAGTGGGGTACTCAGAAAGATAATGTAAGGGATGCCATATCTAAGGGTAGGTTAAAAGTAAGTGGTAAAGATAATCCTATGTATGGTGTACATAGATTTGGTATAGAATCACCAAATGCTTCTCTTAGTTTACGCAAAGTTAGGCGTATAGATAGACTTAAGTTAAGAGGTAATACTAATCGGTATATAGCTAAAAGGTTGAGAGTTAGTAATGCTACGATTGGTAATTACCTTAAAGGTATTTATTATAAAAATTAAAGATTTTGGATATCAGGAATATAAAAGGAGCAGTACCTGAGGTATCACAAGGAAACATACTCCAGGAAATTTATAAGCTTGGCATTGAGCAATTCGAAGGTTATAGGAATATAGAAAAATTACCTGTATATCCTTTGGATATCAATAACTCAAAAAGCCAAGTTATTTTGAAGGACTTTATTGGTAGAGTTATTGAAGAACTCACCGAAGGTTTTGAATCAACCGATGCTGCTGTAACACTCACTAAGAAATATGGTTGGAATATTGATAATCTCACCGAAGAGGAGTATCAAGAAGTACTAAATCATTTAGCTAATGCAAATGAGGAACAGGCTGATGCAATTGGTTTCTATATTACTCTTCTAGCTTATTCAAATATTCTTCCTGAAGATATTCTTAGCTATAAGAATGCAAAGAGCTTGTTTGATGTAATGGCCATTGGAGTTAAGGAAATATTAATTTCAGGAGAGAGCGAATATCCTGGGCAAAGGATTGGGTACTGTGTAATTCACCCATCTCATACTCCGAATTATGAATCAGTGATACAATATACACCAGGATTCCATAATCTGAACGAAGTACTACATGAGGATGAGAAATTACACTTGTTCGATGTTATATACGAATTGAACAAGGCCAGAAACCTATTAAAGTCAAGGCCTTGGAAACAAACTCAAGTGATGACTAAGGAATTAGATTATCAGGAGGCTTTGGTAAAATCATTCTACTTGTATATGGGATTCCTTGCATTGAATGGGTTTACAGATGAAAACCTATTTAGGTTATTCTATAAGAAACAAAGGTTAAATCTCTGGAGACAGAATACCAATTATTGATATGAGTGGATGGAATAAGAAATTAGAGGGGCTTCAGCTTAATGCGGAGGAGTCCCTCCATTCGTTAGAATTCGCCACATCTCAAGAAGCATGGGAAAAACTAAATGAAGGATTCCTTCGATTAGACCCAGCTCTCTTTGAGAAAGGGGCAATAGCAAATTCTGGGGTAGCCGTAGTATATAACGTATTTATTAAAATACGAAAGGCTTGGGTAGACCCCGAATTTGATTATGGTAGGTGTTTCAATTACAAAGAAACTAAGTGGACTAGCTTATTGAATAACTACATAGATTTTAATAAGCTTGACTTGTTGCGTAGTAAACTGAGAGTACTGAGAAATAAGTACAATCAGAATTACAATATAACCTATATGTTTAATAATCATCATGATAATGGAAAACAATGTTTGATAGCTGCAACATTTTCGAAAAGGTTTGGGGAAGACATACCAGTTATTACAATGGTAATCAGGGCTTCGGAAATTACCAAGCGGTTGATATTCGACTTCCTATTGATTCAACGGATGGCAGAATATGTGTATGGGCCAGACCAGTCAGTACAAATCAACCTATTTGCGACACAGATGTACGGGAATGTAGAGACCCTCTTGATGTATCATACTCATAAACCCTTGAAGAAAGTACTCAAAGGGGCAGAAGAGAATGCTTGGAATAAAAGGGTAAAAGAGATATGGAAGAAATTTAAGAATGGCCAAGAGAAAGACTTCTCATCTTTCAAGGTATTTTTTAGAAGTTTCAAAGTACTCAGACCAGACTTATATGAGGAAACATATAAATCAATGAAAGCAAAAGAATTACTTCTCGAGTATGAAGATATTGAGTACCCAGAGAATGTAATCTCTTACTCTCAGAGAAAAGCATATAAGAAGAAACTCTTAAAACAGAAGAACAATGAGAATATTCAGTAATTCATTCGAGCTAATGTCCGAATTGGGCAGAGAGCTCAACAGTTATGGTCAAATTGTAAAACCAAAGACCTATCAGAATAAAGTCATTGAGGGTAATGATGACTTTATAACCAAGGAAGTAATTTGCCAACAATATTGCTTGACATCCTTGGGAGACCCAGTATGGTTGTTTATATTCTCAAAGTCAAAAGAATGGGCAGATGCCGAACTTAAGGAAAGAATTGGTTGGTACGATTATAACCCAGGAGAAGCTTGGAAATTGAGAAAGGATTTATGGGAACAGTTCTTGGTAGATGGTAAGTTTGATTATACCTACCCAGAGAGAATTTGGAAAGAATTCCCAGTTGGTGGTAAACTACCGTTCAATTCTGAATATCATCTACAAACGGTTATCGAATTGCTTAAAAAGGATAGTGATACTCGGAAAGCCGTACTCCCAATATTCTTTGGTTCAGACTTAAGATATCTCGATGGTAGCAAACGTATCCCATGTTCTATGTATTATGATTTCCTTATCCGAGAGAATGGTAAGGGAGAAAAGGTATTACATATTTGTTATCACCAAAGGAGTTCAGATTTTG